CCAACAACAATATAATCACCATCAATTGCTACAGAATAACCAAATTGATCGCCATTATTCTCATTCGGAGAATTTAATATTTTAATTAAACCCCAATTATCAACACCGCCTTGATCTTTTTTAAAAACATAAGCTTCTCCAGCACCAAATATTGTATCTGTTGAACCATAGTCATATCGAGCACCAACAACAATATAATCACCATTAATTGCTACAGAATAACCAAATTCATCGCCATCATTCTCATTCGGAGAATTTAATTGGTTTAAAAAATTAAAATTTAAGCCAAAAATATTATATAAATCTGTACCAGATATGCTTCTACCATCCATAGGAACCCAATTATCGCCTTTAAAGCTTTTAAAATCTTCTTCACTTAAAAAAGACTCTACCGTGTCGCCGATATTAAAAGAATTTATTTTATTTACTATATTTCTTGCCATTACAACACCACCTATACCGAATAAATTACGATATTATCACCATCGTCTATTGTTATTTCTCTTAAAGTTCCATCGGGTCGTCTTAAAAACAAACCTCTTCCAGCCACACTTAAATCAATGTTTGCATCTGTACTACCTAAATGATTGGCGGCTAATAATGAAGCGTTTTTATCGCTATTATCAAAACTTCCACCTTGAATCTGTAAAAATTCTAACGATACAGTCTCAGGCTTATTAAAAGTGTTAGGTTCAAATATAACATCATAGCCTTGTATTACAAATGCTCCATATCTATAAACTTGCCCCGTTCCCCATTCGTACACATGAAGTAATCGTGGGTCAGGTAGGAAAGTTAATGTAAACGTATCCAAGTTATCTACGTCACCAACAAATGTTGACACGTTTCTAAACACATTTCCATCAACTGGACTAACTTTATTATCATCTTTATAAAATAGGCCAAAACCTTCAGAAGCTACTTCATCAGTTCCACTTGTAATTCTAACTCTTAGATCAAGCTCTAGTCCTTCTAAAGTATATGCAACATCAGCACCGTCATCTTCAATAGCTATTTTATTAGCACCAGCACTATTAGTGTATTCTGTTTTATATATGACATCTGTTTTAAAAACTATATGGTAAGTTTCAGCAGGAGCAGTAAATCTAATTTCAAAATCTACACTTTGAGCACCAGCTACTAAACCATCAATTGATACAAATTTACTTCTTCCAATTTCATCAAGTGGGTCTGTTGAAGGCAATCCACCACCGTCATCCTTAACCGCTACTGCAAACACATATCCTGTAGCTGCTGCTGTTTTGTTAACTCCAGCAGTTACTTTTTTGACTGTTGTGGTATTGGCTAGAATAAAATCTCTAGATAATTCATTTAGATCAGTTAAATTAGTGTAAGTTCCGTTAAACGTACCTTCGGTTTGACTAAAGCTATTTGCCGCCTCTTCTGCAAAAGTATGCGTTCCTCTATAAGTGTCAGAACTTCCTATTCTTGACATTGAAACAGATTGCCATTCATTGCCGCCATCTCTAGATACTTCGTAAATAGCTGCTGAGTCTAGGCTGTCTAAATTCCAATAATGGATTAATTCAATTTCATCAAGTTCAATTTCTTCAGCTAAAAATTCAGCATCTAAAAGTTGAACAGACTCAAATACTGTTCCTATTGTTTCAAACTCATAGTTTGAATTAACAACACTAAAATTAGCTGTTGTATTTGTTTCAAATGTTAAATCTTCTTCCACTGTAGAAAAAATAACTGGAGTCATATATTCATATGCTCCATAGTTTGCTAGTCTATTTTTAAGCCTCTCAAGAAGTTCATTAGCGTCACCAGTTCCACCAGAACCAGAACCACCAACTCCAAGAGATATGATGTTTTCATAGTCAATATTTAATATGCTACCGCCACCGTCTTCTTGAACGTAAACATTTCCTAGTTTAATTCCTGAACTTGGAAATGGTGCTCTTGGAGCATCTGCTAAAACAGCGTTAGAAGCACTAGATGGTAAAACTAATATTTGACCTGTTATTGTATTGTTTTCATTAACGGTATTTGGAAGCAATGTTACACTGTAGAAAAAATATTCATTAGCACCGATTGTTGCAGGAGTAAAATCATTTGCTTTATCGTTTAAAGGCGTTCCTCCATCCGATTCAAAAACTTCGCCTGTAGAAAAATCAATTACAGCACCATTAAAATCAAGCAACAATGATTTTTGTTCAAGACTAATTTGAGAGCCGCTTAATTTGGCAATATCAGCACCGGATATTTCAACTCTTTTACTCAAAGTAGCTTCAGGCCTAACAAGCAATTGCCCGTGATGTCTATTGATTTCTGCTAACGCTCCATCAAGCTCTAAAAATTCTCTGTTTTTAAGAGCAAAAGAATTAGTTCCAACTAATACGTCACCGCCAGTTCTTCTGGCAATGACAAAAACATCATCGCTAGACAGATCAACCGTCGAAATATCCGCAACATTAACAGTTAAAACAGAAGGGGTTATTCCTCTGTTAATTTCTACATAGGCTACTTTTTGATCAGCATCTAATACAATGTTTTGAGCTATAATTTCATTTGCACTATCAGAAAGGCCAGCAATCTGAACATATGCCGACAGTGAGTTTGACAATGTATTTGTAGCCAAATCCCATGACCAAGTACCTCCCTTGACCATTTTTAACGTATTGTTTTGTTGTACATATTCTCTTAATACAGATATGTCTAAAAGATCACCTTCTCCTAAAGAAGAGTTATCCCATAGATAAACTGTATCGCCAGTTAATCTGTATGCAAATATAAATGTTTTTTCATTTAAAGGAACTGAATCAATATCTGCAACGGTAAGTACAGAAAGATCGGCTATTGTAAAAGCCGCATTCCTATCAATTTGATAGAAAGCGACTTGGTTTTCCTCAAGAGAAAGTGTACCGGATAGTCCTATTGTCCCATTATCAGCAGAGCTTGGAACAATGACATTAGCTACTCCACTTCCACCTGAAAAAGTTATGTCTTGAAAAGTTGTGTTCGTTGTATTTGTAACAACTGTATGATCTGAAACAAGTTTAACAGTTTTATCTTGTGCCTTGTCAGCCATCATTGTAGTAAGTCTGGAAATTCTATCGGTAAGATTTTCTTCAGCTACAGAATTATAATGTGTTTGATTATTTTTAGAATCGGTTGCGCTTTCATTATAAGTAGGTGTAGTGTCAGATTCAGAATTTGAACCAATATAATCAAGAACAGCTTGAGCTGTATTGTCAGCAATTGTTCTAGCCTCACCCTGCTCAAGCTCAGTACCACCTAAAATTCTAGCGTAAACTCTTGGGATACCGCCGCCATCATCTGATCTAAAAAATAACCAAAAAACATCTTCATCAAAAGGTACGTCTTCTCTATCTGCAATAAAAACATGTCTTGAAGTTAATGGAGAAGGATTTGTTTCGTAAGTTCCCCAAGCATATTGAGCATCAAAACCAGCAGGGCCAGATGAGGCTTCCTCATAAGGAACGGTCAGCGTTACCTGAGATAATGAATCAACAGTATCAATTTCATAGTAGAATTCACTGCCTTTAGAAGCATCTTTAATAAAGTCACCCGGCTCAACATCGTTTGTCCAGCTTGCATTACCTACAGAAGTAACAACAGTTCCACCGTTAGTAAAAATAAGTGGCGGTATAATGTTTTTATCTCTAACCAGATTTATATAAGCAACTTGGTTGTCAGCCAAAGATACTTCGGTACTTGTATCATTTGAAAGAATCTTATAATTTAGTCTGCCACCAATAAATCTTAAATAAATATCTTGAGACCAGTTTACTTGGCCCGGTTTAGATGTGAGAACAATATCTGCCATAGGAATTTGAGAACCACCTGAGCTTACCAACTCAATTTGATTTTCAGGATTTGCAGCGTTGTAATCAGCAACAAGAGTGTTTATATTAGAATCATTTGCGGTAAGTGTAATGTTATTAATCTCACCAGTATTAACTGTTCTAATAAGGACATCCGCTGTCATTCCAGCTACTTGACCTTGAAAATCAATTCTACCATGAACTACATTACCTTTTCCGGTAAATGCTGTATTAGCAAGGTCAGCTCTTAAATTACTGATTGAGCCGGGATTTTCAGAATACCAATATGGTGTACCCTTTAAAAGTTTTACCTCTGTCATTAACGCATCAAAAAATTCTTTTAAATTTTTGATTTGTTTATCGCCACCCTGAAATGGTGAGGTAGCAGATGAGGTTGAGGTGTAAAAATTTTCAGAACGACCATCAGCCCAAGGATAGATGTAAAATGGGTTGGGGTCAAAATTACCAGCCGTACCGAGCCTTAAAAGCATTGGCCTACGGTCTGTAATTGAAATTACGTTATTTGAAGCGTCAGTTTGGACAATTGCAATAGGCAATACGTTTGACGCAAAAGATGAAGTAGAAATTACAATTTTGTAATCCAAAATGATTGCCAATGGTACTGTTTTTGTAACTTCTATGTTTGTGGTAGGGTTCCAAAAGTAAGACTGATCAATTGTAGAGTCATCAACTTCTCTTACAAGCTCAACGCCAACATAATTATCTGTAGACGGCGTAAAAGCACCGTCTACACGATCATTTGTTGTACTCGACAAAATTTCGGCAGGAGTTCCGCTAGGAATATTGTAAAACGTACCAGATTCGTCAGAGGCCCCGTGAAGAATAGAGGTGTCAGATACGATAAGCTGTAACCCATTGGCAGAAGACCCAATAGCACCGGGCATATTAATTTCAAACCCACGAACTACATAGCTTTTATTTTCACCAATAACTAAACCGCTAATTAACTCATCGAAATCATTAGAAACTGCTGATTCAACCGATTTCAAATATGGTACGTCAATCCTTTGTCCACCTAGAAAATTTTGCCGCCTTCTTACGCTCATTTAATACCCTTATAACTAATTGAAATCATGTTGTTATTAAAAAAATCATTTACAACTATATAATATCATATAATTTAAAGATTCAGTGCCGAGCTTTTTATTGACTTTTTTTGTGCATATGATACTATTGTTAAGAAGGAGTTTTAAAATTATGTGGAATATAAAAATTAATGGTAAAAAAATAAAAATGACAGCGCAAGAATTGGAGAAAAACATGTCGGAAAAAACAAAATCAAGATTTAATGAACCAGTATATTCAGCTACTTACGATAATGGTGGCTGGCCAGAGCGTGACGAATTACCCACTGTTGATTTTATTGGTGATGTAGACGAGTCTTCTTTAGCTAAAAAGACAGTGGAAGTAGCTCATGCTCTTCACACGTTACATTTGGAAAAAGATGAAGAGACATATTTTGAAATGATGAGAAAAAGACTTTTAAATCCTGAAGGAAAAAATTTTGGCAAAAGTAAAGTTGCAATTTTAAAAGATTTTGATAAATCAGGATGCTGCTCAAACCCTCAAAAGTACAAAAATGTAATTAGTAAAAACTTGCAGTTTTACTCATGCAAAAACTGTGGGGCTGATTTGGGCGACTGTTAAATATTTAAACTCTGTCAAGAGGTTGCTGCCCTTGCAGACCTGAAAAGCTAAAAGATGTTTGAACAACACCTTTGGCGTTTATATTTGTACGCTCATTTGTTACTCTTGCATAAGGGACGAAAAGAATATCTTCACCAGTTCTTCTATCGCTAATTCTAATAGAAATATATGGCGCAAATATTGAGTCAAATATTTTAGGCCTTATATCATACCCTTGAAGGCCATTTGACTGAGCAGTTCTGACTCCAGAAACACTTCCTTGGATAGAAACTCTGGTAATTTTAATTTCTTGTGGAAATACCGAGTCAATACCGTAAATTGGTTCTTCCCCATAATCTATTGTGTATTGTAATTGCTGAACCTCGTTATAAACTTTTCCGTTTATATACAATTTAACATGTGCGCCAGCGATTGTTCTTTGTGCCATTACAAATCCTCTTCAGTACCCCAAATATAATATTTTTCTGAGTTTTCTTCGTCACCCCAATTTCCTAAGCCAATATCGTTTGGATATAAAACGTAAAAAACAACGACAATACCAGTTGCGGTAATTTCTTGAATTAAATCTTGAGCATATATTCTACCAGCAACAGAATCGGTTAAATAAAAAGGATAATCTGAACCATCTTTGTTTGGGTTAGCTGGTTTTTTTTCTGCAATTAAAGTAACATCAGTTCCTTTCGGGTGTTTTTGTTTAAATTCATATGAAGGATTAATTCTTAATGTTTGGTTAGAAGGTCTTGAAATATAGGGAACAGGACCTTCTTGATGTGATGTTCCAAATCCAATTATTAAATCACCTTGTTCATCAGGAAATTGCGTTGAATTGTCAACAAAAAGAATTTTATCACTACTAGCATCAAGCTTTTCTGTTGTAAGAGCTGCTTGTTCTCCAATTGTATATCCAACAGTTGTGTCATATGAATAAGGGCCGACTTGTCCTTCATTTGAAACCACATTAGTTCCTTGTATAATAACATCTACCAAAAATGAAGGGGGCATATTTATAGATTCTACATCAAAAGAATTTCCACCAGTTGTATTTGTAATTTCAATAGAACCGTCTTGATTATTATTACAAGAAAAATTATAAATATCATTTATCCTATTATATGTTTTTGCAGCAATATCTGAAGCCGTAATATCTTCCGAACTATTTATATTTATTTCTAATACTTTTTCTGAAAAATTTTTATCAATAATTGAATTATCTATATTATATATAACTCTATATTTTGTTGAATTCAAAAAAGAATTTAACAAAAAACTATCTCCAGACTGTAACTCTGCAAGCGAAGGAAAGGTTATTTGTGTTTTTTCTGGAACGTGAGTATATATATGAGCAGCTCCAGCCCTGTTCCTTCTAACAACTTTAGTTGTTGCTGGAATAAACACTTCAAGGGTTCTTGGTGATGTTTGAAAAGCAGCAGCGTAAGTTAAGTTAGAAATTACAGTTCTAGTTATTGGATTATAAAACAAAATGGCATCATCACTACCTTGAACTACAGGAGGAGACCACACCCCTCCATCTGCCGAACAAAGAGCTGGCGTTACATTTATACTAGGATTTATACTACACCCTCCTTCAGCAATACCTTCTGGGTTTTCATATTCCACGTAAGCTTCGTTAACCGGACCACTTTTGACTTCTGTAACATTAAAAGTACCTCGGTTTTCAGATGAAAAATTATTTCCATATATATTAACATAATCACCAGCTTTTACTTTTCCAATTGAAGGGTTAGCACCACCACTCCAAGTGGCCCTAATAGCCCCACCAGCTTCTTGTGTAAGCGTCCATTGTGTTGTTGCATCAGCCGCAGTAGGTCTAATTTTATCAAATTTAAGAGCGTTCTGAGCTTTGCCACCTAAAACTTTTACACTAGATGAAGGGCCATCGGTAAAAGAAATTAACACAACTCTTGTAACCCCATCATCTTGCCTTGCAAAAGCAGCACCATTCCCACCAACTTTTTTAATGCTTTTAGTAATTGCATCAGCAACCTCTTGCGCTGTTGCATCGTTAATATTTTGAAATTGGCTAGAACTAAAAGCAATTTCAACGGGTTCTGCATCGTCAAAAGACATTATTAAATTATCACCATCTTCAAGTGAAAAATTTTCAACTTCCTCAGATGCCGAAGTAGCCCGTGTAAATACTTCTCCATATAAAATTCTAAGAAGTTGATGAACCAAATCTCTAACTTGTTTTCTGTTAGTAATTTCAATACCAATTTCACGAAAAACTTCGTCAGAAAGACCAACTTCAGGCGGTCTTACAACACCTTTATCGCCAAGCCTTGAATCTAAATATTTTTGGCTGGCTGTGACAATGTAAAGAGAGTCGTTTACAGCCTCGATATTATTTACAAGATGCGCAGGTCCACTGGCAACAGATCGCAAAATTGCATCTGTGTTTTTGCCACGGATAACTTTATTTAAGTATTTTCTTAATCTTTTGTATTCGCTTTCTCTATCTGCCATAATTAATCAATTTTTGAAACAATAATATCAGAGATAATATCAAGAATCAAAGCTTTTTCTCCAGCATTTATTTTTATAACATCATTTTGGCTGTCATATTGAGGTGAGCTAATTGCAACAGCTTGCACCCCCACAATTCCATCAACATTACTTACAATATTTGATATTGGAATTGGTTTTCCAACATCATTCCCTCTAATTAATGAAGCAACAGAATTTCTAACCTCTTCAACAATTGTACTAAAAGGTACGCCTGTCTTAACTCTAACATCAATAGAAACTTGAATTCTTCTTGTAAGAGGTGCTTTAATAAAAATTTCAGCACCAGCCGCAGCTACACCCGGATAGGTTGTATTGTCTCTAGGCTCACCATATACAATTCTATTGGCTTCTCCAATTAGCCCTGTATTAAATTTGTAAGCATCAACACCTTTTATTATATTGGTTGGGTATTGAAGTTTTCCAATTGCACTTATTGAAACACCGCCAAGCTCACTAATTTTTTCAAATTGATTATCTGTTGTAAACATAACATTTTTAGAGTTTAAATTTGCAGGGTTTGTAGTAATAAACTCAATTTGTTTGTACCCAACATAAGGGGTAGATTCTTCCACATAAACTTTGTTAAAGTTAGAGTCAAGTAAGGTTTTTTCTACATCTACAGTATTGCCAGATACAATAATTTCGCTTTCACTTAAAACATCAACCACTGTATAAGTTCCAACATTATTTTCTCCAATAAAACTATCAGAAATTACAAATTTATCGCCGGGAACTGTTCCTTCATATTGTTTAAATTCCATTGCTTCTTTATGGAATTCCAAAACATCTGTAACCAAAATGCCAGCTTCAGAAACACCATTTACATTAATAAAATCAACAAAATTTCTTCTACCCTGTTGTTTAACTTCTACAGCAAACTCACCGCTAATATTAAAATTAAAAGCATCAGTAGTTTCACCAACTCCTGTTGTAGTAACAGTGACGGTATCGCCCTCAGCTACAGCAGTAAAATCGGCACTAGCTTGTGTGTTAATAGCATCTGCAAATTTAACAGCAACTTGTTCGGCACTTTCACTTCCGACAAGCCCTACCGAAATTGGGTTGGCAGTTGCTCCGGGGTCTGGCCCTTTAAAATAAAAGTGATACTCGTTAACATTTTCAGAAGAATACATAATTCCATATTCACTATTGTTAATATCAACTTCTCTAGACATTTTAAATTGAGTAACTTCTTGAAGTTTTTCGCCGGAGTCAACGACATGAAAATCACCTTCATTTGCAGCATCAAAATCTTCTCCAAGAGTAGCTATGTTGCCCGGCCTTAAGTTTTCAAAGCTAGGTTCTGCACCAGCACCGGCCCATTTAAGCCTAACTTTTCCATCAAGTTTTTCAACATCAAAATCCGTTAAGTCAATATCTAAATCTGTATATACAGCTTCAATTCCATCTACACTTGAAGAAGATTCTTGAAACGGAGTTGCTAAGGTTATTTGAAATGTAGAATCAACAGAATCAATTTTATAATAATAATTATCGCCTTTAGAAGCGTCTTTGATAAAATCACCAGCTTCTACAATACTTGTCCAATCTACGTTACCAACAGAGACAACGGTGGTACTTGCATTTGTAAAAATCAAATTTAAAGGAATAGGATTGTTACTATATAGTTCTACATTATTATTTCCTATTGTAACTTCTTCCTCAACAGAATTTGGGTTGTCAATATAGATAGAATCTTTAAATCTTCTAACAACTCTAAATGTTCCTTGATTAAGAATGCTAAAATCACTATTTATAATTACGGAGTCACCTTCTTGAACTTCTGTTTTGAAAACTAAATCTCCAGTGTTAGCTACAGGAGCTTCAAGTTCACTTCCAGAAGCAGTGGCACCACCACCGGTTACAAAAATTGGTATTGTTACAGCAGCAACTTCAGACTCAATATTTACTATAGCCCCATCTGAATTTGAGTTAATACTTGGTATAAGAGCTATGGCAGCAGAAAGGTTTGAAGCTGTATCATTTACACTTGCTCCAGCTACAAAATCAACACCTTCTGTAAGGATTGTTGTTCCAACAGTAAATTGAGTGCCTAAAACAGCTACGTTATCAGTAATTGTAAAATTTCCAGTAACTAATTCTGATACACCGCTAGAGTTAATAATTCTAACAGTTCTTGCATCATCAGAACGCCCAACAACAAGAAAATTTCCATTGTTTTTTTCGCTTAACCTGTTTGTTATAGTAAGAATATCTCCAACAGCAACCTCATCAAACCTCATATCTCCAGTGTCAACTCTAAGGTCTACAATACTGCTAATTCCATCTCTAAAAATAGTCAATGTACTTGGGGAAGAATCTTTAATGTCTATATTTGAAGTTAAAAAATTTGGCTGAGTTCCATTTTCATTCCAGATAATTGCAGTAAGATCACCCTGTTTTTCTACTTTAAAAGTTTTTCCACGGGTTCGTGTGTGATACCTATTTCTGCCAAATAATCTTTGAGAAACTCCCTTATCAAAAAGCTCAATTTTTGTAAACCCAACACTTGGATTAGCAGAGCTAATTTTGATTGAATTAAGTGCGTTAATTCCCGTAACTTTTTTCTGTATTTCTGACGCAAAAACTTTTACCCATTGATCAGAGTGAAATCCATCAGAAGTAGCTGTGTTTATACTAACTAAAGATTTAGCATTAGCTTGATCACCAATAATAATTGCAGAACCTTCAACTGCTGCCGCAACAAAATTGCCCACACCGCCAGCAATTTGAACAGCACCATTATTTCCAATTACATTAGTTGATAACTGTACATTTGTGTTCCTATCGACAGACTTAATGTCTCCAAGCGTAGTATATCCAGTTACAGCAAGTATGTTTAGAAATTTAGTTAGCTGTAAAGATGTTGTTGGTACAAGCTTAATTTTTTCACCATTATTAAAACTATAAGCATCAGTAGTGTTGGTGGAAAAGGTAGGTAAATCTAATGGGGTTTTGAAAACAAATTGAGGCAATCCCCCTATAGCATCAATATCACTTGATAAAATATAGTTTTTTCCATCAAGAAGTTTTACAGAGTCATAAGCAAAATCAGAATCTTCAGCAGTTGAAAGGTTTATAATACCTGATCCGGTTGAGCCGTTGTCGTCTACTATTTCTGCCGTAATATAATCAGACAAATTATCTGTCACATAATCAACAATTTGTTCGGCTGTTGTATCAGATTTTTCAAAAAAATTAATTGTTCCAGTTTCAAGTGTTGCAACATCTGATTGCTCAATTGCAACCCCAAGAGGTCTTTTTATTGTAAAACTAGTGGCTGTTGCAGAATCTACCCTGTAACTACCTTGGTTTTCAGTTAAAAATTCTCCGGTTGAAATAATTGAAACATAATCTCCAGAAAGAATTGGTGTTAAACCCGGAGCAGTTCCCGTTCCAGAATGTGTGTATGTTACTAAATCATAGTTTGGATTTGGTATAATTGTAACATCCCACTCTGTAGTTCCGTTAATTGTTGTAGTTTTAGCTGGGCCAGATTTTAAAAATAATTTAACTTCTATTTCATTATTAACAGATACAATATGGGAAATGTCTTCATTTGGAGTTGTTGGATAAAAGTAACCAATACCAACTTTTTCACCTGAATTACCCCACTCGACAGACCTGTAAAGAATTGCATCTTGATTTGTAAGTGAAAGTGGGTCAACAACATTTTTAGCTTGCATTAAAGCTTTATAATTGTCAAAAGCAAAATTATTACCAAAAAATTTGGTGAATTCAGTAGGGGTAGTCCATGTACCTCCTGCTAACAAACAAGATGATTGTGTTGTATTATTAGAAGGGTCTATGTCACAACCTCCTCCACCTTCTTTATCCCAAGCCCTAAAATGATTAGCGTTTGCAGGATGTGTAATTTTTGTAACAGCCGTTCTAAACAATGGCATATTAAATGTTTTTCCAGTTGGGTCGTTATCAAGTACAGTTACAATAGAATCATTATGTCCAAAATCATAACCGTTTACAAAATAAAACCTATCATTGATCCTACTTCTTTTATAAAAAACACTGTCCTCTACATTAACAGTTGTCCCTGTATAATTTTTAATTTCTACACATTCTTTTGAAGAAATATCATTAGAATCATTAAAAGGCTGTGCAAAACATAAAAATCCTGAAGGATCAAACCCTAGCGCATTTAAATCCTCACTTGAATCCACTGTATTTATATATCCATTGGGTGGGTCTGAAAATTGATCTGTAGTTATTTTGCCATGAACAAAAGATGGCCATTGCCTGTCTTTAAAACCACTTTCATAAAAAGCCAACTGCGAGTTAATACTTTTTGAAAAACTATTTTTAATTAAATTTAAAGCTTTAGCACCATCATTAAAATCAGCCAAAAACATTGCCCCATGAATATCTTCAGTATTTGTTCTGAAAATAAAAATCTCATCATCCTCAACTGAAACCACTGCATTTTTTAGTTGGTTATTAAAAATAGCCGCAATATCATTTACAGTATAAATGCCAGCACTAACTTTAATTTTTTGTGGCGCATATTCTGTTCTAATTACAGAAAAACCTTCTTGATATAAAATTGGTCCCTCAAGTATAGCCGAAGATTCTTCAGAACCAGTAACCCTAATATCAAGGGTCGTATCTGTTTTGGCGTAAACACGACCTTCTAATCTATTTTTAACAGAAAGCTCTTCAGACCAAATTATAACGTAATCACCAATCTCTACATTCCCAAATGCGCTTAAAGATGTGCTTTCATATCTTACGATTCCATTGCCGGGTTTCGATACGGTTAAAAATGTATCGGCTGTTACACCAATTTCTACTGGTTCTACCACTGTATCATCAACAACAAGCCAGACATAAGCTGTACTAGATATGGTAGTTTGCCCCCCAAGAATTGGTGAGCTTTGAATTTCAGCTCTGGTAAATTCAGAGCCAACATTGACTGAATCACCCTCTTTAAGTAATTTATTTAACTTGATCTGTCCAGTATTTCTTGACAGTTCAAAATCTGCCTCATTACCTTGTGCAGTAAGACCAAGTTCTTCTGAAAACATTCCTTTTAAAACAAGGTCTGAAGAGTTATCAATTTGAATTGATGCTCTGTTTGATGGTCCAAGGTTAGATGTAAGTTTAATTCTTTCACCATTTATTTCAGCAGTAACACCAGTAATTTTGGCATTAATAACATTCACCCAAGAGGAAAGAGAGTTTTGATTGTTTACAGTTGAGTGCTGTCCATCTGCAATAAAATCTTCGTTAATAAAGTTGTATGTAATAAAATCCGTTCCATCAACTGAAATAATTAACGTATCACCATCTGTTATGGTGTTTGACCAATCGAATTGGTTTTTAGTAATAACAAAAGCAGAACGACCATTTTTATTTAAAAGCTCTTTGTTTTTATAGAGAAGAACTGTTGCCACTTCGTTTGTGGGGAATGCAAGTATTGGCCCAGCATCAACTCCAGAGCTGGGAGTCGTTAATTGCAAAAATTCATTATCTTCAGATTTAGCCTGTATTACAACTTTAGTTCCAGCCTCGGCTGTAGTTGCCTCAAATGTTGAGTCAGGATTATTGTTAATACTTGCAACAATTTCATACGCTGTAGCAGCACCTTCGGCTTGAAAATCGCCTTCTAAAAAAGTATGTTCAAAAACTACGCCGCCTACAAGAATTGCAAGCTTATCAAATGAACTAATCGCAAAAGGTGTGCTGTTTGAAGATTGAATAAAGGCTTTTCTTACAGAAGTTTGCTGCCCTCCAGTAGCAAGTTGAAATGTTTGCTCACCACCAATGGCAGATTCAATGACAGATTCAAGCCCAACACCTTCTGAAGTTTCTTCGTACCCTTCACCATTGTCAATATAAAGAATTGTTTGCTCAGGATTTGAAGTGTCAATTTCGTTAGATGTTACTCTAGCATTTTCATCAGGGGCCTGTGCGCCTAACACTGCATTTTTTACAGCAAGAGCTGTGCCTAGACCTCTTGAAAGTCTTTCTTTTTTAATTCTGTCACGATAATTATCGTCAGACTCATTGTCAGCACCATTTGAAAAAGGCACTTCATTAATTACAGCCGCACCAGAAAATGGCGCAGTTACAAATTCACGAATAGCACCAGCCGGAGCGTTGCCGTTAGTGCCGGGTTCTTGTGCTACAACTTGAACATTTTTATTTTCATTTTCACCATCAAGAAGAAGGGCGGCTGAAGAAACTGAATAATTTATGTCAGCAGTAGCACCAGTTCCCGGTGAAATTACAGTTGTACCAGCCGGTACATTTCTAGTTCCACCTTGACCTAAAATTATAGATTCAGAAATGTTATGAAATTTTTGTGTTGGAGAATCAAGAGTAATTTTCCAAAAAGACCCGTCTGGAACTACGGAGCTATAATTAATTGGACCTTCAACATTTGGAGTTCCACGACCTATGTATAGCCTACCTGAATTTGGAAATTTAGAAGCATCTGATACATTGATTTCAATAGCCCCAATATTAGGAGAGGGAGCACCAGAATATATTTTGGTTGATATTTTTTCAAAAGAAGTATCAGTTACTTTAATTTTACCACTAGCTACTTGAGCTGTATTTCTATAAACCCTTTCTTCTCTACCAATTCTATTTAGAGCTTCTCCAGTTGCTCTTTCCACAGAAAAATCTCTAAGTATTTGAAATATATCACCAGAAGTACGTGCTACAGACCTAGCTACTACGTCAAAAAATTGAGTTACAGCCGACCCTGTATTTAAATCGTTAATACCTGTAAGCCCTACATATTCTGTAAGCATTTCAGATAAAATTTGCTCTCTTGATTTTGGGGTGGGTAAACCGACAGCCATACAATTCCTTTTTAACTATATAATATCATATAATTTAAAGATTCAGTGCGAAGCCAAAAAGAAAACATGACTTTTTTTCTTAATTAAAAAAAGCTATAAAAGTTCCAAGTTATTAAAATTACACAGCTACATTAAAATTAATTGGAAATATACCTCTTCCATTTACAAGCCTAGCACTAATTGTGATTGCCAAATCAGGTGGCAAAAGACTAATTTCAATTTTTTCAACGGCTTCAAATCTAGAGTCTTGAAGAACCATATCTCTTAAATCTTTAAGCACACCCTCAACCGCAACATCTGTTACATTAACCCCCGGAGTTAACCCTAAGCCAAACGATGTGTCTGATAGCAAACTTCCTTTTTGAGTTTGCACTTTCATTTTAAGAGCTTGAATAAGGTTTGTCGTTCCATTTGCAAGCCCTATTTCACCAAAAGAGTTGAGTACGATATCATTATTGTCGTCAAGAAGCCAATCTACTTTGGAGACCCCCTGAAGCGTATCGTCTTTAAGAAATGGAATCTCATAAGTTCTAGGCTCTTCATCTACAGCCTGATCGGATGGGATGTATATTTGGTTTTGACTATTGACAGTTCCCGGTAAAAATGTTTTTACTTTAGCTTGATCATTAGTTGTCAAAAGATTTAAGTCAGAAATCCCATCAACTGTAATTAAATAGTTAGTATCAGTAATTTTTTCAATTGCTGTAATTTTTCTAATAAAAACCGGCACAGTATTGCTCGATATTTGCACTTTTTGCCCTACATACAAATTTTCATTGCTTTCAATATTGAATTGCCTTCCATCTCCATTTGAAAGAAATGAATAGAAAAAACCATCCTCATCAATATAAGGTGATCGAAGATTGTTTAACGTAATAATTTCATTGTAACGATCAGGATCGCCAAGATACCTAGCAGAAATTTGTTCGATTGTTAAATTAAAAGGAACTGGAACAAGCTGTTTGGCCGTGGAAGATGAATCAAAGGCAATTCCAGAATCATCAGCAAGCCCCCCAACGTATTCCAGTGAGCTTTGAGACCTTACATCATCAAACTGTCTAGTTGCAATCAACTGATTTATATCCAAAACAGCTTCTTCAAGAGCTGCAATTAACTCGAATTCTTCAATAGACATTGGCGTAGCTCTTTCTTTTGGTGTTGGTCTACCGTAAATTTCTGAAAAAAATTCATCGCCAGCACCAAAGTTATTACTTAAATCAAGTATAAGTTCTTGTATTTCTTGGTTAAACTCTCTAATTTCTTCTATGGAAATAAGAGAGTTAAGCTCAACTTCATCATCAATTGCCGCCCGTTGTTGAGGGGTAAGTTCTAGCTCATCAATGTTAATTGAGTTAAAAAAATCAAATGCACTTTCGGGTTCATTGAAAACATTATTTACTGGACTAACTCTGGCGGCATCTCTAGCTTCTACACCTAAAACACCAGCCTCTATTTGGTCAGCAGATACGCCTTCGTTTTTTGAGTCTTCAGTTGCAATAGCGGATACAATTGCCCTTGCTTTAGCTTGTGCTTTATTGTTTCTGGCTTGCCCAGAACTAAAAGCTGCTTCAAAATTAGCTTCAGATTGAGCTAAGTCTTTTGATCTTTTCTTTGTTGCAGCAGTAATATCTTTGCCAATTTGATTTGGCAAATCTGAAATAGACAATGCTAATCCTGAAAAATCTTTGGTTAACAAAGTAATTTTTCTTAACGTATCAAAAGGCTTTCTAAAATCAGCTCTAACAGCTTTAATAGTGTTCAGAGAAGCACTCATTAAACTTCTGGCGTTATCAAGAGTGTTATTTATTTTTTGAAAAAAATTTGGGTTAAGTTTTTGAATCTCTAAGCCAACAAAACCTTTAGAAGAACTAATGTCAATTCTTTTCCATGCTTTAAATTGCATATTGTAAAGATGTTCGCCGGGACTTCTTTGGCTTTTTGTGACAGAATATTGGATGGGAGTTACAACAAATGATTCATTTGTTTTTGGGCAATCAAAAATTAATCTCCACCCTTTATTTGCAGGGTCTTTTTTAGCCATAGCATATTGCTCTAAAAATTGTTGCAATAATAACGCCTGAAAATACCCGGTGTTTCTACCTCCACCATCACTTTCAATATCTAAAGAAGTTGGTGGTGATTTACCGCCATTTTTTAATTGATTGAAAGAATCAACAACACCGCCTAAAGCTTCGACAGTTCCACCAAACAATGCCGTACCACTGCCTGAATTTGGGTCTTCATAGGTTGTTCTGGTTGGCCAAATACCCGTAGTACCAGAGGCAGAGATCATTTTGAATTTAACGCCATTATGTTCTTCTACGATACCACGCATAGTAGCTGTAGTGTTGATTGCAAATTGATCTGTAACTTGAAGTTGTTGGGGGGTTATAGGGAGTACAAATTCCCATCTATTTTTTGTTTTTCCAATTTCATACCTAACACCTCCGGTATCAGATTCGTACTTAACAATTTCTGTAAAAAAAGATTTGTTTCCTTCTGATCCTACTACAGAATTTCCATCGGTTACATCTATTACCAAAAGTCTGTAAGGAAAAATGCCATTGGCTCTATCTACTTCTAAATCAATAGGTGAAAAAAACGAATCTTTTTCAAACTGATTACTCCAAGGCAGTTCAGATGACTCAAAAGAATCAAAACCACTTGTGGTTGAAGAATTTGGGGCAATACCACTTACTAATTTACCACCTAATTCTTGTAAAAAATTTTTTAATGCCATATTTTTCCTTGCAATAATCTATAATGTATAGTATCATACATATTAAAGATTGTGTTTTGTATGATATTATATATACGAGATTAATATGGGAAAAGCTAAACGTAAAATCAATAGGTTAAGAAGGAAAAAGCTTAAACAAGTTATTAAGCCTCGTATTCCAGTGGCTCCTTCTGGTTTTCCAATGAAATCTAAAAAAGATTATAACCGTCAAAAAAGCAAACAAGAAACAAAGAAGATAGCAGATGACAATTAGCGACACACTTTTAATATTTTTTGTTATTTTTTACATATTTTTTGCGTTTTTATGTTTTTATATTGGATGTAAAAGAATTAAAAATAAATTTAACAATATTCAACATAAAAAAGCAATGAAAAAAAAATTAAAATTAGTTAAAGGGAACAAATATGATTCAAAAAATTAGATTTTATATTTGCGAATATTTTTATGGAGGGCACATTTTCAGCAGAAATTCATCATGTCAAAGATGTGGATTACTTAGACAATATATCCCGGTGAAAAGATGAAAAAAATTATATTGTTGATTTTACTAGCTTTTTCTGCAAATTCTTGCGCTGCCACCCCCAGAATATCGGCTAAACAAACTGGTATCAATGAGGAGTTTAAGCCTTACATACAAAACTACAAATATATTGTAGGAGAAAATAAACACTCTAATAAATTCAAATATTTACATATGAATTTTGCTGATTTAGAAGGTTCTATAATAGGTAGATGTTGGTGGTTGTTAAATGGCGAATATGAAGTTGAGATAGATATAAATTATTGGAAATGGAACGAGCATAATTTTTTAGCTAAAGAATTTTTAATTTATCACGAACTTGAGCATTGCATAAGAAGCAGAATGCACACCAACAAACAATTTAAAATAGAAAGTATTGAAGATTTTTTTGAAGAAATAGGTTTTCAGCTAGGCATTATCAAAAGGCTTGGTTATTTAAAAGATGGATGTCCAGCAAGCATTATGCACTCACACGCTTTTAGCGATAATTGTCGAATAAAACATAGGTATTATTATTTTAATGAAATGAGAAACTGGAAACGCTAAAGAATTTTATAAAGTCTTGTTTGGTTAACTGTAGTATATTTTTTAGGAACATTAAAAGTAAGCTCTATTCTATTGTTATTTACAGAAACAATTGATCCAGACAACTCTTCCTGATCATTTGCCACAACATAAACCCTATCTCCGGCACTAAACTGAGATGCATCTTTAACATTCAAATATTTTGTATCTATACCCGGTGCTATTGCCAGTGTTGCTGCCATTACCAGTGACAGTGCTGCTCTAGCATTCTCTGCGTTTGCTTTTTGACCGCCAGTAAAATTAGATGCTGTTTCCAAACCAATTTTTTTAGACAGGGTTCCACCTGATGCATTTAGCCTTAAGTCAATAAACCTCATTCTTTCACCATACAGGCCATTAAACGCTGAAATTTCGCCGCTATTCACATCTTGAGTGACACCACCAAGATAGTCGTTACCAGCAAGCTCAGACTCTCTAATGGCTATATATGAAGCTCTAGCAAACAATTCATCTTTTAAAAGCTGAAGGGTTGTTGGTTGCAATTTGGCTTGTTCAAAATCACCTTCAACCATCATGTAATAATCATCACAATCAGAAGGTAGAGAGGTTGTTATGTCAAAATCCTGAACAGCTTGCCATGTGTCAATTACAAACACAGCATTGTTGATATCAGATACAGAAGTGTCATTACCTGATTGTCTGGTGGTATTTGGGTCAGAATTTGGTCCAAATGGGATTGTAATTAGCTCATCATTTAGCATGTCCTCCCATTCTTGAACTAATGTTTTAATTTCTGTCAACAAATCTTGAATTACATCATATGGTGAATAAGCATCTAAAGCTGGAGGTGTTCCAGCTTCACATTGTTGACCTGTGGCCCTTTCTGGAATTGATTCAGCTTCAACCAGTACTATTGCGGCATTTATTTCATCAATAATATCCTGCTCTGTACGCTGAACAGGGCCGTCATATGTTTCAAAACTTGTTTTGCCAACACCGTGATTTCCAGCAAAAGGAACTAAGTTTTTCCAGACACCATCTGAAACAGAAGGTAATGATGTAGCTGGGTCGTTGGGAAAAAAAGAATTATTAAGAGTTCTTTTTGCAGAATCTATCACAACCTGCTCGGTAAGTTCTGTTCTAACATTACCGTCAAGAAATTTTAATTCATTTTGATATGGATTAATAAACAAAGTTCTATCGTCCATTAATTTTTTGTTTGGAGCATCTTCTTTATCGGCTTTTTCTATACTATCAACAATTCTAGCAGCTTGATCGTCAGCAGCTTGAATTTCTTTATCAACACCTGTTAATTTTTTAGATATTTCAATCCTGTCTTCTTTTGTAAAAATAGCCATTTTTTTCCTTTTTTATAAAGATTACGCTTGCTTAGGCATATCTTCTAAAAAACTTGTTTGTACTAGAAGTGCGGCAATTTGTTTTTTCAAATCTTCTAAACTACCATTATTATTGACTTCAAAACACCTTTCTGAAAACAGAAAAACAGAGGCCTCAGAAAGATGAGAATCTTTCGTCACTAATTTTTCGGCATTATTACGTTGAACATAAATTGGCAAAAACACAATGTCTTTAGCATTGACAAAATACTCAAATTCATTTGGAAATCTTAAATCAGAAACAATCGTAATTTTACCTTCTTTTATTTCCATATTTTTACAATGAATATCTTCATCGCCAGCAGCTCTTAAAACCTCTGTACCCACAATTTGAGCAATATGGCGTGGACTTTCAAGAAGCATTCCCTCAACATTATACTCATAATAATAATTCATCAACATTTCTGAGGGTTCAATATTGAAAGCCCTTAGAATTTCCTCAATTCTTTCGTGATCTAAAAGCTTGGGATTTTCAAATGGAACTTCCTTTAACTCTTGAAGGTCAAAATATTTTCTGTTAAGATTGAATACTTTAGCACAAGTATTTTTTAACTTATCTGCTAATGCACACTCTTCAGCGTCATTACCCAATAATTCTTTGACAATATTAGCTACTGTTGATTTTCCAGCAGTTTTTACACCAGCAATTCCAATTACTGTTTTTATTTTTTTATCTTTTTCCCAAAACAAATTATCCATTAACTAACTCCATATCTTTTTTATCAAAAGATATTGCGTTTTCTTTGGCAATATCGTTTGCGTACATTTCAAATAAACTTTTGTTAAGCCTATGTCTATGAGTAATTCCAATTGGAGCAAGTACTCTTTCGTATTTTCTTACAATATTCCATGCCTCTTCTTCTGTAAGCTTGTGTATGTTATCTTCATCAAGTTCAATTTCAACAAAATGCGTCATTGTACCTTTTTCATCTCTGACAGTATAAAAAACAAGGGTTGCATCATTAAAATTATATATATGGCACATTTTCCATATTTTAAAATTAAATTGATAGCCAAGCATCGTTGCAAATGCTTCTACTGTATGAAATTTATTTTTATCAACTCTAAGATTGACTTCTTTTCTAATTACATTATGTTCAGCACCTTTAGGCTTTGACTTCATTGTAAGTTCAGCCCTGTTGCTTTTGTCATTTTCAGCTTTTCTATATCTTAAGAATGAACCATCTGGTTTTGTGTAATACCAATCGGGTCCTTGCACATATACAAATTCATACGGTTCTCCAATAGATTCAACAAGTTGTTTAAATTCAAATACTTTATCGCCTTCAATACGATATTTTGTCTCAAATTCTGTGTGTTTTTGCATAGTTTTCATAATTCCTATCTTTGTTTATATTTTTCATATCTCCAGCCAACATGGTGATAGTACTCCATTTCTTTTTTGTTGCATTTTTGTTTTTCATTTTTGTTTTGAATAGCGGCGCAAGGTTGCGTATTAACCCCTTGAATATTACAACACTCCAAATTAGAGCAAGAGGAAAGGGATGTTAATATAAAAATAATTACAGAAACCATCCAAATAAAACTAATATATCCTAAAAATGATCTGTATTTTTTTTTCATCTATATTTCCTGTAGGCTGATGCCTTGCTTTTTAACCTAAATGTTGATATTAACTGCTCTTGTTTTTCCTTTCTGTATTTTGTATATATCTTATAAATACAGGGTATTTCCTTGTGTACAGTGCTCATATAAATCATTTTAAATAAAAACCCGTATGGATGAGGTATTTTCTTTATAAATTCTTCAAAATGAAAATCTCTTAACTTTAACCAATTTTTATTGTTTAATTCACATTTTCCTTTTATTTTTTTTTCAACATAAACCCTAAATTTTTCCCAATCTTTATTGTAATCAGCAATAGTCACTATTAAACCCACTTTTAAGAAGGAACTATATAGTCAAAAAAATCCAAATCATCATCATCATCATCATCATCGTCATCATCAATTTTATTATCTAACATTTTTTCAAAATCTCTAAGCATTTTTTCTTCTTTTTCTTTTGAAGAATTTAAAGAGAAATAACCTTTTTCTTTTTCATTTTGTTTAATTTTCAACAACTCTTCTTGGGTTTTGTTACATTTTAAACAATCTTTCCACACATTCATGTTAAATTTAGTTACATTCCATCTTGTTTTACAAAAAGGGCAAAGATTTTTATTTGAATCTTTAAGCTTTATATAGTCTTGATCATATTCCATTTCTGGCGGTATTAAATAATTGTTTTCAAATTTTACAGTGCAATAGTATTTTTGCCCATCTTTTCTTATTGATTTTATTTTACCATGATGACCTGATACAATTACTTCGTCGCCATATTTAAATTTTGACCCCATCACATCTCCAAGTATTTTTTTATTTCACCAATACTGTAGGGCATTTTATGCATAAAACCTTGTTTTGTAATAATAAAAACGCCTTTTTTGTCTTTATAAAAACATATAATATCATTTTTGTAAATTGAAAATGGGGCCAAACTTTCTTCTTTAGTTTTTTTATCATACTTAATTTTTTCTAACTCAAATATTTTACCCATTTAAATCACCTTCACACTTAAGCTCTTTCATAATTTGAAAATATCTTTCCATACAACCTTGAGAAAAATCAGATATTTCATCACGATCACATTTTAACAATTCTTTTTCATAACCCATTATAATTGTTGCCAATTCCATTTTTAGATTATAAATTGTTTTTTCTTCCTTTTCCATATCCCCTCTTTTTTAAAGCGTTTTTACTTAAAGACATGACCCCCATTTCTTCTAAAGCCATGTCTCTTCTTGTCAAATCTCCAACTGTTACCTTAATATTTTTTCTAAGCATGTCGTCAAATTCTTTAACTATTTCATCATGTTTATTATCGTTTGCCAACTTATCCCATCTATACCATCTTTGATTTACAGATTCGGCCATAAAAATCCCTTTAACGCAGTACGCCAACATAATATCACAAATCTGTTAGCGTAAAATTAATACCGTTTTACAGGTACGGAAGTATTCGACTAATTTTTACCGTAAGAAAGGTAAAGCAATCATATATAAAATGGCAAGCCATTACAGTTGCCAAACTTGTTTTTAAAGTAAAATATCTTGAAATAAAATAAGGGTATAATCCAGTAATAAAAATTGCACTGACTCCTTGGTAACTATGTCCAAGAGCAAACATGGCAGTAAACAAAGACCATATTGCAAATCTTAATATTTTAGTTTTGCAAAATTTTGTAATATATATTGGGATCATTACAAAAAATACATCTTCAAGTCCCACCCAAAGAAATTTGTGCAATCTTAACCTGTTGAATCCTTGAGGGATTTTGCTAATTCCATCCTCATACACTTGAAAATCTATTAAACAAAGCCTGACTAAAGAAACAAAAACCATTAAACCAACAAAAACGGACATTTTATCCCATTTAATTTTTAACTGTTCCCTATCTTTAAAAAGCATAAAAACAAGTGTAATCCCAGCAATAAGCTGAAAGTTTCCAACTATTAATCTATATACATACTCTAAATATTCCATTATTTCAGATGCCAATTTTTATCAACCTTTTTTTTGTTAATATCTTCTTCTATCTTATTAGATTTTTCTTCGTGATAATCTGCCCCGGCTTCGGCTTTCATTTGGTTTTTTTCCAAACTACCATTTTGCTCTTCGGCTTTTTTTACAATTTCTTTCCCACTATTTACCAAATATTTATTGTAAAATTCTAATATTGCCACAATTAAAAATGGAATAATAAGAAGGTAAAATAACCAAGCTTTTTCTTTTTTTAATTTTAAAAATTTTTCGTACATAAAATTTCTCTAAAAAACCCTCCGAAGAGGGTTTTTCGGGCGCATGAGAGGTTGCGCCCAATTATAAAGTGAAAAAACTAACCTCACATATATAATATCATAACTTTTTTTTATTAACTTCTTCTTCGTACTCTTTTATATCATCCATAAATGATTGATATTCTTCATCTGACATTTCCTCAAGTTCTTTTTCAACCTCTTCAACTGTCATTGAATTTTTTTTGCAATCATAACATCTAAAATCTTTTCCAGATTTTAAACAATATACAAATTCATTATTACATATTTTGCATTTTATTGCAAATAAAAGTTGTCTTTTGCTCATGTTTATTATGGTGAAATAAAAACAACAGAACTAAACGGTCCAATTGCCGTTGACAATACTGGTGCCCCTAAATTTCCCGTCCCTATGAATTGAGTAGTCTGAACAAGTGCTGGAGTGCCGCTTGCTCCTAATTGAACTTTAGGAGCGTCTATTAATGCAGTTGATGATTCGACTAAAAAATCGCCGTCAGATTGAACTATAACACTTGCGGCTTTTACTGTTAAACTGGCATCACTCATAATATCAAAAGCAGATTTAGAGCTATATTTTGCAGACCCTTCAGCCGCAAATTCAACATTGGCTTTAGCGGCACCTTTAATATCAGCTTCAGCATTGAAGCCTATATTCTTTTTTGCTGTGAGCCCAATATTGGCACCAGCTTTTAATCCTACATCTTTATTTTCTTTATCCATTCTCATATAGGTTTCATCATCACCTTCGAGATTGGTATTTATATCAACAGAACCTTTTTTGTTAATTTCAAAAAAAGTACCACCAGCTTTTTCATCTTGTGGTTTACCTTTGTTATCAGTTTTAGACTTAAAAGTAATTTTAAGCTCACCATCCTTGTTGACACGCCAGTTCATACCATTATATTCACCCTCAAGGTGAAGCTCATTATTTTTGGTTAAATTTGTTTTTCTAGCCTGATGCCCGACTCCACCTATAATAATTGGCTTATCTGAAAACCCATCAATACACAGAATTAAAACCATTGTACCATCTTGCTTTTTAAAATCATATGATTTTTCAAATTTTTCATCTTTTGAAACTCTTAGTTTAGCTTCAAAAAAATCAGCAAGACCACCAAGACTATCAAGAGCAATGCAATTTGGGTAAGTTGTAAAGGATTGTCCTAGAGTTACTTTTTGCTCATCAGTTACAACATCATACTCTACAAAAAGCTTAGAAACATTTGTGTCATCATCAACCTCATGTATTTTTACAATACACCCCATTCTCAGAGGTGTATTCTGATATTTTCTATTGAAATAACTTATTCTTTCTTCTTTTGGCCTGTCCATTAAGCCTGAAGGTAAGACAACTCCTTTTTTATACATTATTTCTTTCCTTTATTTAAAGAGTTTGGATTTGTAAAACTCTTCTGTCTAGTTTCTGTAACTTCTTCACCATTTGCTCTACCCGGAATATCCTGAGTATCAGAAAAGCCCGGTAAAACCTTTTCTCTTTTAAAGTCTTCAATTCTTTTAGTAAGAGAATCGGTATGATCCATTTCACCATAAACAGTAAGGCTTGAATCACTTCTTTCATCAATACCCATAGATAATGAAATATTTGTTCTAAATGATTTGGCACCATCTGGAGATATAACCATATTGTGAGCAATGCTTTCAATTTGATAAACAACCCTATCAAACTCTAAATTATCACCAATGCAAATTGGGTCCTCAATACCTATACATGAAATACTTCCGTTTAGCTTCAAATGGTTATTCATAACCCAATCAGCTACAAGTTCAGCCCAAGCATCTCCTTTATATTGGTCTGGAGCATTAGGATAATCGTAATTACAATTTTGAATAAATGTTTTCCTGCCATTTCTAATTATATCATCTTCATCTACAACATAATTACCTTTTTGAATCTGCTGGGCTTGATTTAAAGCATCGTTAACAGATAAACTTCTAGTAAAAACCTGTACAAAATTAACCCTAGCAGCATCACTTCTGCCAATATTAAAATCTGTAATTAAATCTGGAGATATCTTCCATCTTGGAATATCTAAAAATTGCGTATGATCTTGTTTTTTCTTGGCCTTCAGATATTTTGGTGTATTATAAGGCTTTTGCCTAACAATTAAACTAGGATAAACAAATCCATTTTTATCAGTTCTAAAACAAGTATAACACTCATTAAGTACAGGATTTGCATAATCTTGCAACATACTCCAAACTTTAATGTTTGAAAAATCCTGCAATGCAAGCTGTCTGGCACCCGGTAACTCAAGTGCTGTACTATAGAAGTTTGCTTCACCTGAGTCTTTAGTAAAAAATGAAGTAAAACCTTCTTTTGGAGGTTTTGAGGTTATTTTTCCAACTCCTTTTTTTGGACTAGGATTCCATATGCCTAAATAATATCTATTCAAATCTGAAGCAAAAATATTGGTCATTTTTCCAGTAACTGGATTAGCTACGGTGCCCTCTGCTATGTTTAAAAGCTGACCTAATTGCAAAGGGAGTTTGTAGGCCGGTATCTGGTTAAGCACAGTGTCTTGTTTAGCTACCTTGGCCATCCCTACACCAATAGTTCTTTTAATAATTGTTTTTACAAGAGGTTGTACGTTATTTTTATCTTTCTGAATAATTAAATCCAGAAAGTTTTTAAAGTTATTAAGGAAAAGTTTTTGTAACGCAGTTTCATTAGTTAAAGCAGGGTTAAAGTAAAGAGTATTATTAAACTCATCAAAAGCTCTACCCGTAACACTTACAACATATTCTTTCTGACCATTTGATGGATTGGTTGATAAAGTCATTCTAACATCAGAAATTTTAAAAACACCTTTAAATCCATCATCATATCTATTTATAGCTTTTGAATCTAATGCTCTTTGTCTTAATTCCAATGCTTTAGGTTCGTCATTTACCATATTTACTAAAACATAATCGCCGGGGTGAACGGCTGTCATATAGTTTAAATCACCTTGTTTTAAAGTACATGAAAACGCTTGTAAGGGATTTTGTTTAGAATATTGAATCTGAATAGATATGGCATCGTTAATTACAACAAGTGGTTTTCTTACAGCTAAAAAATCTTCACCAGTTTGGTTAAGTACATCTCTATTTGACCAGCGAATAAAAGTCAAAAGATAAGCTGGGCTTATCTGGTGCGAATCTTCTGAATTTTTACCAATTAGTTTAGTATAAGCCATTTAGTCACCTTCTGCTGGCAAGATTCCGTCAAACATATATTTATTAATATCAACATCTGATTGCTTAGGAGTAGTACCACCTCCACCTCCAGATTGTAAAATTTGTTTCAGTGTATCTTTATAAATTTTAAAAGCTTCAGTAGTATTACCGGTTTCCGTGGCAATATTTTCCATTTTTTGTAAAAGGTCAGCAATAGCTTTTGAATCGGCAGCACTTTGAAAACTTGTCATAAGTTTTGTCATGTTTTTATTCAAATTATCTACGCTTCTACCAAAGTCTCCTGCTGATTTAGCAATCCTTTTATCAGCCGCCCTAGTAGCTTCTTCTAGTTTCTTTTCAATACCAGTTGTTAGAGCTGGACCTTTATCTCCAGTTAGTATGCCACCTTCAATTCCAGCTTGAGCTTCCTGTTCTGGCAAGCCCATTCCGGTAAATCCTTCAGCCTCTTCTAATGCACCATATTTTGAATACTCTCCAACTGCTGCTTCATATTGTTCGGTAGCTTTTTTCTTTGCTTCTGGGGATAATACACCAGACTTCATAGCTTCAGCATAATCTTCTTTTGTTTCATCAAATGCTTCAGCCGCTTGTGCTCTTTCGTCTGTTCTATATGTCTTTCTAATTTGACCCTTTTTAAATTGCTCTATAATTTTTTGGGCTTCATCACTATCAGGGTCAATTCCTCTTTTTCTTAAAAATGACCTGATTGCTTTATTGTCTTTGGTAATTTTGGTTACATCAGTACCTAAAATATAGGACATTTCACCCATATCAAGTGCTTCACCACCTAACATTTTTGTAAGTTCTTCTGTTTGAAGTTCAGCCATACCATATTGACCAGAAAGACCACCCATCTCACCACTTTTACCACGTATTTTATTCATGGCATTTGCGGCAGCAGTAATCCCCCTTGATGTTGGAAGTGCTTCTACACCTTCACCTAACATTCTGGTAATTTCTTGAAAGTTACCACCTGATTCAACTGCCATTTGAGCAGTTGTTTCTAAAAACATTCTAGTTTCAGAAGTATCAAGACCAAGAGCAACTGATTCTGCAAACATTCTAACGACCTCATCTTTAGATTGTTCAGCACCCATATTTTTAGTAGCAGAAACCATGCCCATTATACTACCAGCATTTGTAAGGTCTAACCCTCTAGCCATCTGAGCAGCATAAATACCACCCTGACCACCGGCAACACCTGTAGTGCCACCAGCTTGAAGTATTTGCTGTGCTTGGCCTTCTATAATATCACCAGTAAAACCAGCTCTTGAAGCTCTTTTATAAAGTGATTCTTCACCACCAAAAAGTTCTTCGTCAGAAAGACCTAAAGCTCTTTGAGTTTGTAACATTCTACCCCGTCTTTTTTCAAAGAATTTATTGGCATTTAAAAGTTCAAAATTTCTAGCCTCAAGAGCCTTTCTTTGTTGTTGATATGTATCTGAGCCAATACTACCAATAAGCTCATTATATCCTTCTTCATCAAAAAGCATACTTCTCTTACGGTCACTCATCATGCTGACACCAAAAGCTGAAACACCTCCTACTAAGGCACCGCCAGCAGAACCAATTAAAGCACCAGCACCTATACCTGCTGGCCCAAGTGGAGAGCCATAAATAGCTCCAGCAGTACTGCCAGTTAAAGCACCAGCACTAATGCCACCCAACACAGTAGCACCAAGACCCGTTTTATCAGCCGTTCTTTCTCTAGCCATTCTATTTTGAGCAGCATTTAAAGCTTTTAGTCTTTCTTGACCAAAAAGCTCTAGTTCATAACTTCTACCTTGCTCTCTAAGTTGTGCGGCTTCACCTAATAGATTTTGAGCACTTCTAGCTCTTGCTGTAGTTACTCTTTCTCCAAATGTACCAATTTGAAGTTGGGCTTGCCCATACAAACCCATACCAGCACCAACTGCTCCAAGAGTGCCAGCCCCAAGTTGAGCCATCATAGCAGGGGTCATAACACGACCAACACCCTTCATGGCTCCACCAAAACCACCCATTTGCCCACTTCTAGCAATATGAGTTAAATCTCTGGCACTAAATGGACCGAAACCTTGTTGAAATTGCATTGGCAGACCCGGAAGACCGGCACCATTTCCTTGAAATAATTCCTGATATGTAGCTTTTACTTGAGCAGCTTTTCCTACAATTTTATCCCAAACCTCTGCTGCCTCAGTACTTTTTTGCTTCCAAGCATCAGTGCCCTTGACCATAGAATCTAGGCCTTTTTGAATATTATCATAATGTCTTTTTAAGCTATCTAAACTCTTTTCTTGATTTCTGAAGCTTTGCTCTAATTCTCTTCTATTCCTTACCTGCTCTCTTTGTCTAAATTGATCAAGCTGATTAGCACGGTCTTCCATACCTCTTGACCGATATTGTTGCGCAAGCTGACCTAGCGCACCGCCTTCACGCAGAGACCGAAGTTTTCTTTGTAATTCAGAGATTTTTCGTTCAATATCTGAAGTATCGCCTTTAATACCTACTATAATTGAATTATCATTTATTGGCATTTTTTTCCTTTTTTATTATCTCACATCCATAATATCATAAAAAACGGACACATATTAAAGATTACGGGTAAAGACAATATTAGACTTTTCGTTGACATAACACAAAAAAATTGATAATATTTATTGAAAAGGAGATTTTTTTATGAAAATTAAACAAAAAGCAATTGAAATTATTACAAATGTTCTAGAAAAACACCAAAATTGGCCAGCTAATGCTATTTGTGAAGAGCTAGAAAAGGCTGGATTCTTGAATTTTAAAGAGCACAAAAGTTTAAAAGCAACATATTCCCCAAAAACTCATCAAGGAATTCTTGAAATTAGAGCAGGAAATCATGGTTTGACTCTAAATGACTACGTTAAAGCTGTTAAAAATGGTAAAATAAAAGAATAATATTATCTAAAAGACTTTTTGAGGCGAATTTTTCGTTAAAAACAAGGTAAATACATGAATTTAGACAAAAAAATAAAAGAATCTATAAAAAAAATGGAAAATATGGATTTTGCAATACCTTTTTTTGATATCTCTATCTTTAACGTACATTTTTCCTTGTATAAGATAAGAGAAATGTATCTAGATTTTTGCGAAACCAATCCATATCGTCCAGATGGCGAAATTCCACTAATTTTCTTAAGAATGGGACATCTTGAGATTGTATTTGAAAGCAAAAAACTGTACAAATATCTGTATAAGAAAAAATACAATGAAGAATTGGATATATAAAAGAAACAAGACTTTTTGGGGTGAATTTTTTGACAAAAATACGCTAAATGTCTAAAAAAAGGAGACAGGGTGGCTACTTGGAAAAGCTATAGAAGAAAAGCAAAGCAAGATTACTATCTTGATATGGTAGATGTTGAATGTTGGTGGGAATATCAAACAACTGCTGATATTTTTAGCTATTATGAGCAAGCAACACATGATAACAGCTACTTAAGCATAAAAAAAGATGATTTTTTGACAAAAATTAACATGGGTCCAGAGGATGCTGAGAGGTTATATCATGCATTGGCTAAATGGATGGGCAGTTATAACAGTAAAAAAGATATGATGAAGGCTGTTGAAAATAATATGTTTGACTATGACGAAGAACTGGATGGATAATGGATAAATACGATTGTTTTCACTGCGGAGTAGAAAATGAGTACACTGAAGGCTTTGGTGATGATGAAACGTGTAAAAACTGCGGCACAGTTCATGAATGTGACTTTGAATGTGATTATGACAGCTTGTATCATTGGGTTATCGACATAAAGGAGGCAGCGATGTATAAAATAATTTCCGACACAGAATATGACAAGTTATGGGACAGGGTGAAAAACAGTCGTATGCTGACAGCCAACGACTTTCCGACACACCATATGAAAGGCATAACTTGTTTGTCACGCTCTGGCCCCGGCACACCTTTTAAAGACGAATATGACAGGCTTATGCACGAAGCACTAAATCCAAAGAAGCCAATCACAATTCGCATGGTTACACCTGACGGTGAGGAATGGATTTATCCAGAGAAAGCTAGAAGCTATGTAGAACGGCTTAAAAAAGACAGGGGTGAAGTGTGAGAAGTGATGAGACAATGGATTTACTAATTGGGCTGTGTGTGATACTCTCATGGCTGTTGATATTTGGAGGTTGTAATGGATAAAGATGAGTTAATTCAAACACTTGAAAAAGATTTGGGTACAATAAATTGGAAATTAGACACTATGTCAGACAAAAAACAATCTAAAGAGATTTTGGAGCTTGTACAGGCAAAACGTATGACAGTGAAGAGTCTCATAGAATTGGGGGCGTTTGATGAAAGTTAAAAAATATTGGGTTACTAACGAAACAGATATTATGCGGTTTAATTCTGTCAATATGGGTGTCAAGCAGTTCGATACTAGGGAAGAAGCCGAAAAGCACATTGAAGGTCTTAACACGCACACAAAACGGCATTTTTGGGACCCAAGCATTAATCAGACCGTAGAAGAGATTATACATCACGTATTCTCTATTAAGGAGGTTTACGTTGAAGAAAGTTGATTTCCATACAATCCGTGAGAACGAGAACTATTTTCAGAAATATGATTACAAACACCTGAGTAGCAAGAATAATTATATCATATTTAGAAACTCTATTGGAACCTTGTTGACAATTACTGAAGATTGGCATAGTGGCGTTGCTTATTTCAGGTTTTCCCGTCAAGTAGAATTTGACAATAGAAAAATGGACATCCGAAGTGACCGGTTCACTGTAGGGCTTGATTCACTAGCAGATGAAGAGTATATCTTTGAAACCTTTGCCGTATACATGACAATGCAGACCTCCGAGTTAAATCTAAAATTAAAAATAGCCGACCTTAGAAGTAGGGACTCCTAAAAAATTTTTTAAAGGGACCCGTATGGGACCCAATATGGGACCCTAAAAAATAAAAAAGGGACCCACCCTCTATATATGGGACCCTAACTACTTAAAAAAAGGGGTGGGGGGTATTTGAAAAAGTTAAAAATGATCCTCGCTGTATTTCGGGCATAGGTATCCAATCTCAAATCAGGGACTCCTAAACCCCGGTTTGGCACGGTTTTTGCATGACCCCCTCCCCCCTGTGTGGCATCAGTATTGTATATGCAATATATATGCCATATGGCTTTAGGTTTTGGCTTTTGGTTTTGGCTTTACATTACAGTATACAGATAGAACTCTGCACTGTCAACAACATAATTAAAAAAAATACTGTCAAAAAATTATACACCTGTCTAAAGAATAGTCAGTAGAAAAAGTGCCAACTTTTTGTGGCAGGAGTGAGTGCCAACAATATGAGGCATAGGAACTGACAAGAATTGTTGGCGGTATTTTTTTGCTACGATGTCCAGTGATGCTGAACGGTGGGGCGGTGTCCGGTGGGGCGGTGAGTCAGTTCCTACGCCTATATATAATTATATATATTAGTATTATATATAATTGTTATTGTTTATTGGTTATGGTTATTGTTTTTATTTTATTAATCCTTTCAGATACTTGCGTGACAACGTAACCAATATAAATTAAATAGCCGATCGTAAATAAAAAGATAGCGGTTGACTTGCTCATAAAAAACTCTCCTGAATCATTGATACCATGTATAAGACGATTAAAAGTTTAGAAAATAGTTGTACCATGTTATTAGCCTCCTTAGAGGGGCTGTTAAGCCCTCTCTAAAAACTTTCTTCCTATCTTTTCTTGAATCTCCTCAAGTTCCTTTGTTACGAGCTTGAGTTTAATTTTATCGCTTGCATCGGCATTAAGATAGTTGTTGATAATTTTTAAAGCAACTTCCATTTGTACGTTTTCAGTGATTAGTTTTTCTGTTCTTTCGTTCATTTGTTTCCCTTTGTTTGTGTGTTTCTATAATCTAATAATAGCATACTGCCAGTGAATTACAATAGTTATTTTAAACTATCTTCGTTTTTGCCCTGATATCAGGGAGTTAGTATCTCCCTGAATCCTCAAGCCATCTAAATGCCTGTTCTCTGGTGGTGGCACCGTATAACATCATTTGTTTAATGCCATCCTCAAGCTGTTGAGCGTTGAGAAGCTCTTGATTTCTAAGCTCCGCACCTTTTCTAAAACCTCACTGTCCGGTCTTAGTGTTTTAAGTTTCCATTCTAAGCTATCATAATACGCATCGCACATAATAGGATTTCCTGTGTCGTAATAGGCTTTTTTAGCCTCTAAAATGAGATTCTCGCAATAATCCGCCATTGCATTATTCCTTTTATCTATCCACTCACAATGCAATTTGTTCCAAATTTCAGAGTATTCGGAAAATGACTTCATTCTTCCTCTCCTTTAAATCTCCTTTAGTCCTAGTAGGTGTGGAAATGTACCTCCGTATTCCTCTTCTATCTCTTCTTTAAGATCAACAAAAGCTGATAAAAAATTTTTTAAGTTTTCATCCCAATCGTCATCGTAACATTCCGTTAAAATACTAGCTCTTTTATGAAGGTAGTAAGTTCTTAATTCAAAGTCTGACATTTGTTTTTTAATTTGTGATAATTTCATTCTTCCTCTCCTTTTAAGTTTACTGCCCTAAGAAAATCACCTTATAAATACAGGGGCTTATCGCCCCTCGTACTCTTTAATTGTTTGTAAATCTTTGCTATCAAGCGGCGAGTAAACCTTGATGCCTGTAGCCTCTCTTTTAGCTTCTAAGGCAGCGTGATGCCTGTCTGGATATCCAAGCTCAATCCATAGTGCAAAGTCCTTAGAAGTCGGCTGTGCGCCCCAACCTGACCAATCCATATGACAATAGTTGCCACAAGGTTTTTTAACCTCGAAGTAAGTCTCTTCAAGTTCGTCCATGTAAAAATGTCTCTCAATGTTCAAAGTGTGTCCGTTTACTGTTAGCATTTTTTTATCTCCGTGTTAGTGTTAATGAAATTATAAAGCACAACAAAAAAAGGGCATTATGCCCTTTTTGTTAAAGAAATATTTTTAAGCGGTCTTTCATTGGCTAGTATATCGTGCAACTTACACCATTCATCTAAACGTCTATTGAAATTAGAGTCTTTTTTACCCTCTTTCAATTGTCTATTCAGAACTCTAGTTAGTAGTTCCATTTTTTTAGCGTCTTTTTTTCTTGAATTTTTCATTTGAATCTCCCTGTTAGTGTTAATGAAATTATAAAGCATCTCGAATTTTGAGTCAACAAAATAATGCACTTTAATTAATTTATTTTTCTTCTGGTGCTTGCACGTTTTGCGTGATATACTACGGTAAACTATTGGTTTACCGTGCCAACTCTCCACATTGGGAGAGTATACACGACAAAAGCAAAAAACACAAGAAAAAAGTGTCCCTTATTCGGGACACATGATGTCAAGTATTTCTAGGTTAATTTTAGCAATTTGTTGGTCAATTGCCTTTACCTCATCAGAGTTAGGGCCGTAGTTGTCAGAGTAGACCTTGGCTTTAATTTCTAGTTCGTTGATTTTTTCGATTAGTGTTTCCATATTTCCTCCGTTTCGTTAATACCATTATTGCACGGGTCGGCTGTCGTGTCAAATAAAAAAATGAGGGGCAGCATTTTTTTTACTGCCCCTCGAACACACTAACAGAGGGTACTTTGGACTAGGGGGGAGAGAATCCCTAGCCCCTTCGCAAATATGCCATCTTTAATGGCATATTTTACGATAGCTCTATTTCTATTTTTCTTTGGTAACTCACTAAAAGGCAAAATAACCTCTACAGGTTCGCCATTTAATACGCCATGACAATAACTAACCTCCCAAAATGGAAAGCCGTGGTCTGAGAGTAGTCTCAGGCGTGTTATTTTTAGTCCCTCGGCTGTCCAAGGTACTTGACGCTGTATATTTGCTGTGAACTCACTGTGGTATTTGTGACCGTCTAAGAGTCCGTTTGTTTCACCTACTGATGGTCTGTTTACTAAATTCATATTTCCTCCAATATGTTAGTGTTAAGTCATTATTGCATTTTTGGCGATAGCTGTCAACAACAAAAAATAAATTAATATAATGGTTGTGCTATATGGATTTGTGGTGTATACTTCTCTCAAAAAGAAGAACCGCACCAAGTTGGCACGGTTCTTGCAACACACTAACCAAGGATTATAGATAACCGTCTACATAATCCTCAACTGTCGTTACTAGCCCATCGAAGTCCTCATTTTGACCTAGAATAGATGCCATTTCGTAAACCACTGATTTTTCTATTCCAAAATCCTCTGCTAAACAATTGAGATAATGTTTTCTGTTATCATAACCATTTTTTTCATATCTATCCATTTTTTCTCTCCTTTTGTTAGGTTCTATAGTTATTATGCCTTATGTGGGTTATATTGTCAACAATAAAAAACCTGCACCTTCCTTGGCACGGTTTTTGCATTATGCTATCAGCTTACAGCTTACACGTTCCACTTTCTCGGCTGATACTAGCTCATAATTTCCACACTTTAACCACACATCAAGGTCAATCTGCAAAGACTGTAAATTATCTTGAGTTAAAGTCTTTGTGTAGCTTTTAGTTTTGTGCTTAACTACTGCCTCAAAAAATACTGCATTTTTTTGTACAATTTTAATTTCCGTTCTCTTTTCCATATTTCCTCCTATGGTTAGTGTTAATGATATTATAAAGCATCTCGGAAAATAACACAAGATATTTTTTCATTATTTCGCATTTTTTTGTATGCAAGTTTTATGCCAAGTTTTTACCACACTTTGCGAGTATATCATACAAAAATAGAAAGCACAATATTAAAAAAAAGTTTTTTTGTGTGTCGATTTTTGTTGACTTAATTCTCAAAATATGAGATAATTCCATTAGGAGGTAACATGACAAAAACTGATACTATTTTGAACATTATTGTATTACTTAGAAATACACCGCATCAGATACTTCACAAAAAAGAAGTGGTGCAAGCCATTGGCAAGTCTAGGTCACAAACCTATAAAATTCTTGCTGAGTTTTCCCAACCAACCGATCAGCGACCTGCTGTGTTCACCCTAGTAGGCGATAGAGTTGTACTCAACGCCGAATACCGCTAAACCAAGGGGCAATCGCCCCTTTCTTTTTGCCCATGAGTATAGCACAGTTTTTTAAAAAAAACAATAAAAAAAGAGGCTTACGCCTCTCCTTTTTGTAGGTTGACTGTTGTGAGTAATGCTTTAAAAGATTGAGGAGAGTTCTGTTTTTCTAACACCCAATCAGTCAACCAAGTCAATTGTTTAGGGTCTTCCATTTCAAACCCAAAATGGTTAAATAAAATATCGCTAATTAATCCTTCTGGATCGCTGTTCCAACCCATTTCTTCTAGTTCAAAAGATAAGTCTTCTAGTATGTGGATTAAGTCCGTCCTTTCTTCTTTGTTTAACATACCCATAATTTGCATTAAATAAATCATATATCCTCCGTTGTTAATATTATAATATAATATGTGGATTATATTGTCAACAACTATTTTATATGCAAAGTTCGTGCCAATGTATGTGGATTATGGGAGTATACACGCTATTTTTAACAGTGTCAACAAAAAAAGGGGCTTTCGCCCCTATTGTTTTACTCTACTTCCCTGTAAAGTGTCACATATACTTGAAACTGACCTATCCCTGTCAGTCCTGAATAAAGCGTTCCATGCTCGTCTATAAGCTCTTCCGTGCGTCTTATTGCTTGCTCTTTGGTCAATGCTCTTTCTGTTGTACTGCCAAACCCCGATGAATCACAGAAAAGTGTTTCGACCTCTTCAAAGTTCTCTGGGACTTCAGTTCCCACCATGTCTTTACTTCTAAAAATATCCTCACCCTCAGTGACCTCAACTAGAAGCTCTTCAGCAGGCACACAAGTTTTACAGTAGAAACCACCGTATTCTGTAATTACGAATGATACGTCATAATATTGTTCTGTGTCGTGAAAAGTACCGCACTCTTCACAGTGATGACCTTCAGCGTGATAATAGTCTTCTTCGAGCATAATCTGTTCTGCTCCCTCGTCTTGGAAGGCAGGCGTGAAGTCTTCAGGGAGTTCCATGCCTCTTTCAAACTTGTTCCCTTGAAAGTCGGTGTAAGCACCGCCCCATGAGCTTTTCGATAAGTAAGTGTTACCGTCATAAGTGTTGTCTGAGTGTTCAATATAGCCAGATGAGATAGATTCTATTTTATTACCTTTCATCTCTGCCATAATGATAGCACCGTATTGTTCTTGACCTAATATCTTTTCCATATTTCCTCCTATGGTTAGTGTTAATGATATTATAATACGAAAGATAAAATTCTGTCAACAACAAAAAATAAATTAATAAAATGGTTGACGGCGTGTTTTTCTTCGTGTATACTTTAAGGTCAGGCTGGCACATTACACCCATGCCATTTACTGACCCGACTAGGCCTACCTGATATTGGGGGCTTACGCCCCCTCACTGTTACCAGCTTGATTGATAATAGAAGTCTCCCCTATCGTCTTTGAGAATTTTCTTTAACTCCTTTGCTGTGTCTTTAAGCATTTCAAAATAATATTCATCGGTGTCTGTTGAGCCAAAGAAAAAGCCTGCTGTTGGTGCAAGAATCGTGCCATCCTTCTCTTTAACCGCTTGATTGCATAAATTCATAAGTTCTTCGAGCTTTTCTCTGGGTACATAAACCTCTTGACATTCATCACGCCCTTCTTGACATTGCTCGACAAACCAATTGTGAATAGCATTGGCTTTACGCCAATACATCGCCTCTTCAGTGATTTCAGTCACCTTTTTGAAATTGATTTTAATCGGTTCTTTCTCAATAACCGTTTCATTTTCTCTGTCGTAACCCTTGCGAGTTAGCTTAATAGTGCCTTGAACGCCATTAAAGTCGTAATTAGCACCTACATAAATTTTTCTACTTAAATACATATCTAAACCCATTTTTTCCTCCGTTGGTTATTGGTTAATAGTATTGTAAAGCATAACGCAATAAAACACAAGAAAAATCGACATATAAAAAAACTTTTTTTTCTTCTTGTGCTTTAGTATTTTTTTCTATATACTAAAATGTAGGGAAAAATTCCCCTTATTTTTTTATCATAAAATAAAGATCATCTGAAGAATAATTTTCTAATTGCATCGAGGCAAGTTTGCATAAATATTTTTTAGTTAAGTCTTTACCTTTTTTGTTTACCACTTCAAAGGTATATCCCTCTTCTCTGACATAATAATGCAATCTATAAAGAGGTATCACCCTAGACCATTCATAAGAATACAGTTTAGTACCGTCATAGTGTAGTTTTAAGTGCATTTTAAAATTCCTCCATTATTTTAAACGCTTTTTTAATCCAGTAATCGACTTCTGAAATTTCAACAGCATCAGGGTCAAAGTCTAAATTTTCGGCTTCATCTTCTGTCAAAGTAGTTTCATCATAAACCATAATTTCATCTAAAAATTCACCGTTTTCTTTTTCAATTTTTATTCTTAATCTTTGCATTTTTTTCCTCCGTTTGATTGGGTTATATAAAATTATTGCATATCTCAACTAATAACGCAAGAAAATAATTAATTTATTTTTGGGATTGTGCTTTTATGTTTTTTAATGTATACTTATATGCTGTTAAAACCATGCCAAGAGGGAGACATTTCTTGGCATGGTTTTTGAGGTAGGGCTTTACAGCCCTATCCTCTTCAGGAGTTTTTCAGCGTTTTCTAAGTCAAGCTGAAAGAGAAAGTGAAAGTTGCCATAAAAGCCATGTTCGTCACGACTTCTCATGTAAGTGCTAGAGAGGTGTTCCTCCAACCCTGAACCCTCAAACACCTTTTCAATGTCTGAAAGACCAAGGCAGTAAAGTTTTCTGAAGATTTCCAATTTTTCGTTTGTGTTCATTTTTTTTCTCCTTGTTAAGTGTTAATTAATAGTAGCATATCCCACCCACCCTGTCAAAATTGTAAGTGCTTGAAAAAAGGGCAATTTTGCATTTTGTTTTTTATGCAAGAACCATGCCAAGAAAAATGCCAAACTTGGGAAGTATACATTAAAAAAACAAAAAACACAAATAAAAAAATAATTTATTTTTTATGTTGACAAAGTGTGTGATTTATGGTAACTCTTAGATGCCAGAAAAAGTTGGCACAGATGCAATATCCGTGCCAACCCAACCAATACTAACCAAGGAGTTTAGGGGTTAACAACTCCCCTAAATATTTAATTCGTCTGCATATTCATGACAACATTCGTCCGTGTTGTCTTCCCTAAAGTCTGAGGCTAGTCCCTCACCGCCACAATTAGGGCAAGTGTGAAAGTCCTCTAGTTCATCGTCAACATTTAGCATAGCAACATTGTAATCCTCATCAACTAAAAAAACGTAAGTGCTATATGGGTTAAATTCCACCGCTACACCTCTGTCGCCAAAATATTTAGTTTTATCCTTTGACGTTCCAAGTGATGACAATAGCTTTGCCGCTTCTTCTCTTTCTCTATAGCCGAAGTCTGCTAGGTTTTGTGTGTTTCGCATTGTTTCCTCCTTAATGCTTTGTTAATATTATATTAAATCAATTAACCCAATATGTCAACAAGTTTTTTTAATTTATTTTTCCTCTTGTGTATGTGGAATTATTCGTGTATACTATGTGGAATAAGGTATGTGGATTTGGCACGGTTTTTGCACCGTGCCTATTTCATGCTACCTCCACTATATTATTTTTGTTTATACCAAAATTGTCATAGATACCATTCTCTTCAAAGTCATTGCCATAGAAGCCCCAACAAGCGTCAATCTCATGTCCTTCAGCATCGTACATAATGCCGCCATAAGTGCGTCCGTTTAGATAGTCGTTGTAAGTGTTTAGCTCTGCCTTTAGATTTCTCAATGCTTTTTCTCTATCTCCATCGAATTCATAGTCAATCGTAGCTTTCCTGACTACAATAAAGCCAAGAGTCCCACTATCCCACGGGCATGAAAAAGGAGTTAAAGACAACTCAAAACATCGTTTAGAGTAACAGAATACTGGCATTGCCAAGTCACCGTCTTTTACATTTTCATTCATCATGCCTGCAAAGCTAGAATAATTGTCAGGGTCAATGTCATGGTTGTCGCCCACGTTCATTCTATTGTGAAAGAAAATCATTTCAGTCACGTTGTCAAATTCTTTTCTAGGGTCAAAACAACCTTCGTCGTGGTAAATTTCTAGTTTTTCACCGTTGTTTAATTTAATTTCTTGAATTAGCATTGTTTCCTCCTTGCTAGTGTATTTATTGTAAAGCAATGTGCCTGCAATTGCAAGCACTATTTTGATTATTTCGCACTTTTTTTCTTGCAAGAATCGTGCCAATTCTGGCACTGGAAAAGACGGGAGTATATCATAAGTCGTCCTGATGCACAATACCCCCTGTAAAATTTACCTATATGAAAATATTACACAAGGGCTTGTGTTTTTTGTGATTTTTGATATACTAAAGTAAAAACCAAAAAAGCAGGGTTTTCACCCTGCTCTCATGGAGGAATAATTCAAGCCAAGGAAATGAGAAAACTTGGCATGAATCTTGCATTAATGTCCTAGTTGCCTTTGTTTTGTAACGTAATAACGCCCACTAAACAATGTAAACGCATTATGTTTACGAGCTTCTTCTTCGGTTACTTCTTCTAATCGTCCGAGTCGTTCCTCTGCACCATTGTTAAAAATAAGATGCGCTTCTTGATTAGCATCTTGGTACAGAATTGATTCCTGATTAAAATTTTTAAAAGCAAAGTCCTTCAGTGCTTGCAAGTCATGAGAATTATTGATAATGACTACAAATGATGTTTCGGGTTCTCCCTTATACATCCCTAAAGATTCTCCGAAAAGCAGGTTACAATCCTCCAGACAATGCTTTAAAATTTTTGTGCGCTGACAGTTTTGTTCCGGTGTGAGTTTAGTATTTTCAGCACTCAAAATTACTACTTGTTGTGAAATATTCATGGGTTATCCTCCTGTTCTTTATTCCCACCTACATATTAACGCAAGTGGGAAGTTGTGTCAACTATTAATTCAATAAAAATTTTAAAGAATTAATTTTATTTTTAATTAAAAAAAGGGGTTGACGAGAGCACTTTCTTTCTGTATACTGTAAGTTGAGGCAAAAAAAATGGCCGATTTTTGGCACATTTCTTGCATGGGCGCACGGGCGAAGTATATATGACAAAACCAACACTGTCAAGAAAAAAAACAAATTATTTTCGGAAGTATACAGGTAAAAAATAAATTTGTCAATAATTATTTTTTGGCACGACTTTTGCATATCAAAAAAATGGCTTGACTGAAATTTAAAATCGTGGTAACTCTTAGAAAGTGCCAAGGATTCTGGGCGCATCAATAAAAACAGGAGGTTACATATCTTTACGCAAAATCAATAACTTACATTTTTATGCAAGATTCATGCCAAGTGTTTTGGCACGGTTTTTGCATATGCAATTCTTATGCCATTCTCGGCACGGCTGTTCTGGCACGGCTTTTGCAGGGGTGTGTCGGTAGGTGTGTGATATTATATTGTCGGCAGGGTTCGTCAGATAAAAAAAAATTTAGAACCGTGGTTGGGAGGCTCTGTCTTGAGTCGGTGTCGTGGTGTGCGTGGGTCAAAAAACTATATTTTGACACAATTTTACGGCAATACTAGAACACAATATCCTTTGTTAATTGTTATGACATATGTGATTTCGGTAGGTTATACCTTTTTGACACACATTTTTAATGACTTAGCAGGTGTGTGGATTCCATAGGGTTTCTATAGTTATTCCACAGGTGCATTATCATCCTGTCTTATGTTAAAGATTACCTCATTTATACACGCTGAGACTTGCACATTTGCCTTCTCTTGTATTTCATTCCATTCTGGGTGATATTCAATCCCTACTGTTATAGGAGCGTTAAAAGCGTTTATGAGGATAGGTGTATGTGGATTTATAGCCCCCCTATGTGGATTTCTATTATATGTATGTGAATTTCGTATTAGGTACGTGGATTTCATATGTCACTCCAAAAAGCCCACAATAATCCAAAGGCCGTTAGGCAAAGAATAGTTAATATTATATTTACAACCATTTCGTTAGCATCCATCGTTACTTTTGTGCTTTGTTTCTATAATTATATTACTACAATTACCTGTCACTGTCAACGCTTTTTTTAATTTCTTTTAAAGTTAACTCATTAAACATAGCATCTTTAAGAACAATATCGGTGCCAATTTGTCGTAGGTCAAAAAACCTATAACAAGTGCAATTTGGTCTTTCAATGCCATCATTATCTTTAGTACACTCTCCTTTTTCATAGTGGTCAATTCGAGTATTAATAACTTCAAGGTCAACATTTGCATATCGTTCTGGTTCAAAATAACTTAAACCCATGTCGTTTAGTTGAACAATGTCACCTTTTTGGATTAATGTAAACGGGTCAATATTCATAGTACACTCCTAATTCTGTCAAGATATGTCATTATATCTTTAATATTGACATAATTGTCTAATTCGTCACCGCATTGAAATTTGGAGCTATTGAGATATTTAAAAAGTTCATTTACAATCTCATCGGCTTTTTGCTTGTCAAGCTGTGCTTCCTGTAATTCATGTTCTAATCGTTTTATGTAGTTCATCGCTACCTCCTACAAGAATATTACTACACTAGGCACAACCTGTCAACGCTTTTTTAAACTTTTAATGGCATTAGTAAACCAATATTATCCCGACCACTTTCCACGACTATTGGAGACATTGGATTATCTTTTTTAATCAATAACTTTACTTTAGGTCTCCTTTTTTCACCACTTAAACTTTTATAAAGTTTTGTCAATAATTCAGGGTTAAAATTGATTTCTAAATAATCATCTGGTTTTATTGTTGGCATAATAGAGTCAGTTTTGGCATATTCTCTGAAAACTACCGACAAAATCACTCCATCTCTATTATCAGACGTAAATATCCTTAAATTCCTATTTTCTTCTACATTGGTATCAATTAAGAATGAATTATCATGTTTGTTGGTAGTGATAAAGCTTTTTAATTTAGGCTTAGAATCTCTATGAATCAAAATATCCTCGTCAATGGTCAATTCTTCCTCGTCAACAAAGTGCCGTGACAATATATGCCCGTCACATGACTCTACGACTAAACCATTGTCATCACTACCTAATCTTACTGCGTTTAGGTTAATCCTTGTCTCATCTTTGGAAACCGCTTCAAAACTTTTCAATACTAATTCTAATGTTTTTCTACTAATTTTTTGCATTATTACCTCCATGCGTTATCTCTGAAACCATGTTAACATAAGCTTAACTATCTGTCAAATGTTATTGTGTTTTGTTTTATTTCTTCTTTAAAATCATTAATAAGTCGTGACAAGCTTATGACCGTATTCCTAGCGTCATCGTCAAATTGTTCTACCTCGTAATCAAGTAATAAATTTAATGTTTCTTCTAGCAATTTAATGTCGCCACTAGTTATAAATACTTTTATCATTTTTAACATGATAACCTCCTAAGTTAAAAACATATTAAACCAAATAGTATGTTATGTCAATTATTTTCTTGAATTATTTCAATATTTTTATTTTTTAATATAGTTAAAAGCACTGAAAGACTTAAATCATCTTTATTTTCGATAGCACGTTCTATTTTAATTAAAATATTGTATATTTCAACTTTTTCTTTAAATTCTTCTTTGTTTTTAATTTTTTCCATGTTTCACCTATATTATTTTATATTCAAATGGCAATTTTTTTTTGTTTTTTTTGTGCCATTTATAAATGTTTTTCAAAAAACCATATTTTTTTCTTCCAAATTCTTTAATTAACCTTTTTCTAACTAAATATTCTTTACACCCAAAATGTTTTGCAATATTTTTAATTTTCTCACCATTTTGAAACATTTCTTTTATTTTTTTTTCATTAAAATATATAGTTGATTTTATATCAGGATTTCCCGATTTACCAATAAAAATAATATCATGGTGTTTTAACAATGATTTTAAGGTGGTTAAACTACAGCCAACATCTTTTGCCGTTCTAGTTTTGTTAAAATTATTTTTATTTAATTTTTTATTTAATTCTTCTTTACTTATGTCAAACCTATTTCTGCCCATTTTTTCCCTTTTAAAAAGTGACTGATAGCCCATGGGTTATTATACCTAAAGATACTATGGTGTCAAATGATATTTTTAAATTTCTCTTTTTGTATGTTTTTTTATACAATGGTAATTTATAATTTAACCCTACTATTGGTGTAACCCCAAAAACTGAAAACGGTGTAATTTTTCTGTCATAAAACTCTTTTCTATTGACATTATATGCGCCCACTATCAAGTTTAAATTTTTTTTAAAAGAAGAAAATGAACCTAAACCACCGTAAATATTACCGCAAGCTGAGTCTTTTCCAACAATTATACCACCTCTATTTTTTTCGTTTCCTATCAATATTGCACCATAGCCATGTTTTATTGTGCCTACTGATTTGTTTATGACATTACAATAATTTAATTGTGATGCAATATAATGATGTGTTATACCGCCAAAAAATAATTCAAATATCATAAATACCTCCTAAAAACACATTACTACAAGCTTTTACTAATGTCAAGCATCATTTCTTTTTTATTTGTATAAACAAATTCCTCGTCACCTTCATCGCTTGAATAGGTCACGACATAGCCATTGACAACAGGTTTTATTGATATGTTTTCAAGTCCTGTAGTACCGTCATTACCGTCACCAAAATCAATAGTTTTTAAATTATTCATATTCATTCTCGTTTTTAAAAATCTTTGTGTAATCCTCATAATCATCATTATTTAACATTTCAAGAGCATCTTTTACACTGTCAAGATAACATAACGCATCAAATAGCTCGCCATCAAACGGTTGTCCATCACGACATTCAATTTCATTAATAATACTGTTGCACTGTTCTACTACTTCATTTTCCAATTCATTCCTAGTCATTAATTTACCTCCTGTGAAATATGTAATATTGTTAGCATAATTTTTCCTTTGTTAGTTATGCTCAATGAAATATTACTACACCCTACCTACCCTGTCAACAATTATTTTAATTAAAAAAATATTTTTTTAGTTTGTTTTTGATGTTGACTTTTTAGCTAAGATCAATTAATATGACTTTAGAAAGGAGGTGCAGACATGGCACACAATTGGTATTTTGACATTCACGATTATTGCAAAACATTATCAGAGGTTTACAATGTGCCTCTTATAAAGGTAGCTGGTATTATGTCGGCATTATCCCCAAACAATACAGTTAGAATGAATTGTATTAGTTTAGAGAAATTCCTAAAACACAAAGGAAATTGTAAGGTAACAACTTTTGACAGTCAAAAGAAAAAAGCTTTGGCAATATTAAATGCAAATGATAATATTACTGTAAAAGAAGTCAAGACAATTCTTGGCGCAAAGAAAGATAGCAGTTTAAAAACTAAAGCTTTCTTCGATAATATTTATAGACCGCATACAAGTGAAGAAGTTACCATTGACCTTTGGATGATTCGATGGGCAAAAATTGAGGGTAGTCTAACACCAAAACGCTACCGAGAAGTTGCTCAAAAAATTAAAGAAATGGCACAAAAAATCGGTGTGTTAGCACATCAACTTCAAGCAAAAATATGGGTAGACACAAGGGGCGAAGCGTGGTAGAATATAAGGGGATTTATATTGACCGCAATCCTTGGAAGTATGGGGAAGGTGAATATCAAGACCTTTTAGGTGTGGATAATGAACCAGAATTTATTGTCTATGCGCCCGATGTGGAATTTTACTGTGAAACTATTGAAAATGCTAAACGTGGCATTGATAGATGGATAGAAAAAAATGGTGATGTGGAAACCTATCGTTTCCATGCAGATATGAAATTAGGATGGAACAGACTAGAGGTGTTATGAAAAAAGTTAAAGTAAATTTATTTTATCGTGATGGGGCAAATTATAAATGCCATTTTACAAAAGTGCTTGACAAACAAGTAATTGATGATTTAGAATTGGATGTGGACAATGATATTGACCACGAACAAAGAAGTGATGTATTGTTTGAAATAGAAAGCTTTGGATTAAAAGTTTTTGATATTCCAATGATTGCTGAATATGGATTTGACCCTGAATATGACCATAATTATGTATCTATTACGGGGATTGAAGAGGTAGAAGAATGAAAGAGGATTATAAACCACAATTTATCTCATGGTGTAAAAGCTATGAGGAAGAAGAAAAAGAATTGCGTAGGATTATATGTGGAAACCCTGCTGATATTAAATTACTTAAACAAGAATATGAACAACTAACAGGAAAACGCTTTAGGAGGCGAAAAAATGAGTTTTAGAATTGGAAAATAAAAACGACACAAACCCAATGTTTTTGGTGTAGGAGGATTTGATGACAAAACAAGAGTTAGAAAACAGACTAGAGCATACCGAAAAGATTCTGAAACATTTGATGAAAAATTTTGACATGAGAACCGCTTTAATTGAAGCAAGAGTTTATTTTGGTGAAATATCTAAAGAAAATTCCACGCTTATGAAGGAGGATTAAAAATGTCACCAATGCTCAAAAATATTATTTTATTAATAGTTTTAATAATTATAACTACGAGGATTTAAAATGTTAAGTGATGAACAACTAAATAAAATTTTAAATAAATTAGTATTAGAGCCAGAAGACATCTATCTTATTCATCATCACCTTGATGAAATAGAAAAAATGCAAGCTGAATATGGAAGTCAAATTCCGGCTGATGTAGCTATGACAACCAATATTGATATAGCAAAAATTAGTGAAAGATGTAGGAAATATTTAGAAAATAAAGAAAATTTTAAAACAACAGATTTGTTAGTTTCTAAAAATGTGGATTTAGAAAAAGTTTATAAAGAAATGGATGAGTTTTATCACAAAAAAATACTTGACAATAAAAAAAATAAATAATAAAATAACACTGAAATAAAGGATGGCAATATGTTTGGACAAAAAATAAATGAATTTGATAATAGTGATGGAACCATTGATTCATTTAACAAAATATTTCCTCAAACTACTTTAGGTAGGTCTTGTGGCAAGTATGTGGAAATAGGTGATATTGTAGAGCGTAAAAATATGTTTAATGCAAGCTTATTTGTAAGAAATTTAAAATTTTATGATGTGGATTGGAATTTAATTTATGAATCTACGCATGATTTTGGTGAAAATAATTTTTTAAATATTGAAAACTATTGCATTGACGGTTTTATTAGATTTAAATATTTTGCTAAAGATTTGAATGGAAAAATTATTGAAAAAGCTTATAATTTTGAAGAATTAGCTGAAAAATTAAATTGCAGTGTAAATTATGTTAAAAGAAGGTTTTCAAACCCCATAGAAAAAGGTGAAAAAACTCAACATCAATTTAATATTACGAGGATTGAATTATGAAATTTATTTACTTTAACTTACACAAAAATGTATTTTCAGTTAAAGATGTTAAGACAGGTCTAGTTGCCGGAGACCACAGAGAAATGGTAATAGTTAAAAATGCAGTTTTTAAGGTGTCTGAGGCTGGCAGACAGCGAGTGTTGATAGAAGGTGTTAAGAACGTACACGCTGGAGTTAAGGGCGAACTAGGAGTTTTTTCTGACGTTGACACTGCTAATATGGTACAAGTAACATATAACCCTAAAAAATATGATTCTTTTGTCACAGTAGATAGTTTTAGACCGCTTAAAGGTGCTGAAATGGTACTAATGAGAACCGTAGCGATTGAGAAAGATGGTGTGGTTAAGCGCATTCCTACTATGTTTGCGGTTAATCCGGTTTACAAAGTGATTAGTGAGGTAGCATAATGGCAACATTGTTAATGATGACAAATTGGGGTAAGTCCAATCCACCCCTAGCAATTTCAATAGGTTTGGGGATTGACATTTTTTTAATTATTTTTTTAAAAAATATGTTGACATCTTAATTAGATTTTAGTAATATAAATACAACAAAAGGCAATAAAGCCTAAAACAAAAAAGGATTTCTTTATGGCACACGGATTAGAATTAATTAATGGTGAAGCTCAAATGTTTTACCGTGGAAAAGCACCTTGGCACAATCTCGGGCGTTTTATTGAACCTAACGAAGCTCTAACTACTGAAGATGCTATTGTCGCCGCCGGATTGGATTGGAACGTAAGTACACGACCGCTATTTCTTGAAAACGGTATTCAGGCACCTAGTAATGCTGTTGTCAGAGATGACACCGAAGCTATTCTTGGGGTAGTTTCCCAAAAATATCAACCGCTTCAAAATAAAGAAGCTTTCAAATTTTTTGACCCATTCATTGAATCGGGTGAGGCAATGTTTGAAACAGCAGGTTCACTTAGAGAAGGTAAGAGAATTTGGGTACTAGCCAAAATTAACAAAGACCCTCTTGAAATTGCTAAAGGTGACACGGTAGAAAAATATATCCTACTTTCTAATGGTCATGATGGGCTTGTTTCTGTGAGAGCTGGATTTACTCCAATTAGAGTTGTATGTCAAAATACACTTAGTATGGCGACTAACAATGACGCTTCTCAACTAATCAGATTGAAGCATACTAAAAACCTTCAAGAAAACCTTGATAAAGTAGCTGAAATTATGAACCTTGCTAACGCACAATTTGAGGCAACAGCCGAGCAATACAAATTCCTAGCAAATAGGACTGTAAGCCAAGCTGACCTTGATCGTTATGTTAAACTTGTGTTTGTTGGTGAGAAATATGTGGAAATGGAAAAACTTGGATTGAAACCAGCTCAACGTATCCTAGAAAACATTATTCCTCTTTTTGAAAAAGGACGAGGAAACGACATGGCTTCTATTAAAGGAACCGCTTGGGCAGCTTACAATGCCGTAAATGAATACCTACAGTATGAACGTGGAAACGATGAGGATTCTAGGCTAGATAAACTATGGTTTGGTGATGGGGCTAATCTCAATCAAAGAGCATTGGGGATTATCACTAAGTTGGTGTCATAAAAGGAGATCGCCCCTCTGAATGGAGGGGCATTTTTAAGGAGATGTGGAAATGAAATTATCAGAATATATTGAAAAAATGAATGAAGTTATAGACGGGCTTAATGAGCTGATTAAAGAAGGTAATGATTTTGAAGTAGTCTATTCTAAAGATGATGAGGGAAACGAATATCAGCCTGTATATTTTACTCCAATAGTAGGATATTATCAGGATAGGGAATTTACTTCCGAGCTTGAAAACCGAAAACCAAATGCAATTTGCATAAATTAAGGAAGTGATAGTATGAAGGAGTTTTATGAATTAAAAAAAGTTTACAAAAAAGTCTTTACTTTTTTTAATGAGCATGATAAAACTAAGTTGTGGTTTCGATGTCCCAATTATAATTTTGGAGGTATATCACCACAATTATTGATGAAAACAAGAGGATTAGATGGCCTTAAAAAGATTGACCTATTTGTGAAATCGGCTTTGGATGAAAGAGGAATACAAAAATGAATAAATACGATAAAGAATTAAAAGCAGCAGAGGCAGCAGCATGGGCAGCAGCAAGGTTAGCAGCAGAGTCAGCAGCAGAGTCAGCAAGGGCAGCAGCATGGGCAGCAGCATATTCAGCAGCAGAGGCAGCAGCAGATTCAGCAGGGGCAGCAGCAAAAGCAGCAAGGTTAGCAGCATGGGCAGTAGCAGATTCAGCAGCAGGGTCAGCAGCAGGGTTAGCAGCAGGGTCAGCAGAGCTAGAGTGGCAAATTAATAAAGTATTGGAAGTATTGGAGGATTAAAAATGAAAGTAACAAAACTAAATGAAAATGTGTACCTATTTCAAAATGACAAAGGTGAGTATCACTTGAGCGTAGACAAATACAATAAGTTAGGTGAAAAAAAAGCTAAAGAGTTTGCAAAAGCTGAAATTGATAAAAAGCTTAAATCAACCTATCAGGATGTAGATATTGATTTTGCTAGGGCTAGGGAGCTTGGCTTTTGCGAGTATGGTATAAATGACTTTTGTAAAAGACTAGGTTTGAATCCTAAAAATACATATAAAATTAGTTATCTGAAAAGAAAGCTAACGGCAGAAGTTTTTATAGAGTATGTGGATGAGTGTTCTAAACTATTTAGTAAAGATAGTCTAATTAAAAAATTTGGAGGTCTTAAAAAGATGCTTTCTGAAAACAGAAGTAGAAAAATGTTAAATTTTGTTTTTAATTCTGGACATATATCTGATAAAAAACTACACCTATTAGCTTGTGATTTTGCAGAAAAAACTTTATCAAATTTTGAAGAAAAATATCCTGATGACAAAAGACCTCGTAAAGCTATTGAGGTTAAAAGACTTTGGATAGAAGAGGAATTTAAAAATGAATAAATACGATAAAAAATTACAAGCAGCAGGGGCAGCAGCAAAAGCAGCAGAGGCAGCAGCAGGGTTAGCAGCAGGGTTAGCAGCAAGGGCAGCAGCATGGGCAGCAGCATATTCAGCAGCAGAGGCAGCAGCAGAGGCAGCAGCATGGGCAGCAGCAAAAGCAGCAAGGTTAGCAGCATGGGCAGTAGCAGATTCAGCAGCAGGGTCAGCAGCAGGGTTAGCAGCAGGGTCAGCAGCAG